CTTCCGATTGGAAAAGGATGTGAAGGGATGAGTGCCGGCGATCTGCCTCCTTGGATGCCAGGACAGTATCCGGCATTTCCAATGGCGCTCCCGGTACTACCCGTTGGCTGTATCTGCCCATCTGGCGCGAACAAAGAGTGCGAGAATCCGATGTGTCCGCGCAAGCCCGCTAAATCACCCGTTGCGATTGGATCCTCGAAATGAGCGGCACCACTCCCACCCCCGCGATCGTCGCGGCGAGCACCAATGACAGCCTCATCTCCCCTCAGTTCATCCTCGCCGGCGTGACCATGGCCATCGTCGCCGGCACGGTCGGTGCGGTCCTGCTCCACGGGGACGACGGCAATATTAAGCTCGTGCTCGGGTTTGTGTTTGGGCTCGGGAGCGGGGTTGGCGGTTTCTATTTCGGTTCAAGCAAATCCAGTCAGGCGAAAGACGCGGTAATCGCCGCGCAGGCTACTCCAGCACAAGGAACCACACCATGAAGCCCGCCATCCTCATCGGAATTCTCGCGCTCGCCGGGTGCACGCTCGCTGGGTGCAGCGACACCACCAATGCGAAGATCGACCGTGCGATTGTTCAGGGGCAGCTATTTTGCGCCAGAGCTTCCGCAGCCGGTTCGCTCGTGGTCGCGCTCGCGGATGCAGCCGGCGCACCGATCAGCGTGACAGGACGCTCGGCAGCGTCCGTGGCAGCCGCTTGTGCCGCCGTCGGCGCAATCCCCGTGTCGCCGCCGCCGAACCCATCTCAGGCGCCAGTGGTGGCGGCTCCAATCGCGGCAACGCCGGCACCGAAGAGTTAGGCTCCCTCGGACAACGCAGCGTCGGTGTCGGTCATGGACCGAACCCGCAGGTGATTTCTCCGGTCGTGACATCCCGGTAGGCGTGGGACAGGATGCACTCCTGGACGGGGGCGTTAGGCCGGGCCGGCGGCGTTGCACACGCGGACAGGGCGAGTAGCGCGAGGATGGCCAGTCTCATGGGGTTGGTGCTTCCTTGAAGTTGGTCCAGCGAATCAGAACGCCCGAGAAGACCGGGGTATCAGGGTGATTCTCGTGCCAGAACGCCCGCATGGCCTTCCAGTCGTCGAACCCGTCCATGCGGGCGAAGTTGTCCAGTTCGTCGATCGTGGTCAGCGTGCGCCCGGTCTGAGTGCCGATAACGGCGTTCTCGACCTCAATGCGGATCGGCTGCACCGTGAAACACGTCGCAGTCCCGATCGCCTTGCACTGGCGCGTTCGCATGCCGGTGTAGAGTTGCAGCGTCTCGCCCTCCCGAGCGTGCCGTTTTCGGTCTGCCCTGATGGTCTGCTGCTTTGTGCCAGCGATAATCGGGGCGCGAAACTGTGGACGAAACGAGTATGCAACCACTAGAATGGCACCTCGTCGTCGAGGTCGCCCCCGCTGTATTGCGGGTTGCCCCGGGCGTCGGTGCGGGTCGCCTGTCGCTGTTCGTAGCCATCGCCGGCGGATGCCCCGCCTTCGCGCTTCGGCGACCCCATGAGCTTCAGGACGCCGCGCATCTGGGTCAGCACGACCTCGGTGGTGTGTCGCTCTACACCTTCCCTATCTTGCCATTTGCGGGTGCGAAGCTCGCCCTCGACATAAATTGTCGAGCCCTTTTTGACGTACCGCTCGATGACGTTGACCAGCGCTTCATTGAACACGCACACGCGGATCCACTCAGTTTTTTCTTTCCGCTCCCCCGATGCACGGTCCTTCCACCGCTCGGATGTGGCGATTGTCATATTGGCGATCTTGCCGCCAGACTGCGTGTTATGGATTTCAGGATCGCGGCCCAAATTACCCTGAATGATGGCAAGATTAACTGAAGCGTCCACGGGCGTCTCTCTTTCTTAGTTTTACATTCTTTAGGGCATGAAGCCGCATATGTTCTCTGAGAGGGAGCAGCTTCAGATTACTCGGGTCGTTATTGCTTTTGATTTCATCATCGTGGTGAACGTGCTCGCTACGCAGAAGTTGGCGTCCTTCACGTTTTTCAGCCAGAACTCGGTGAACCCCGCGACCTTTGTTCGGTCCTCTTGTGTATTCCACGTAACCGCTTGGCTTCAGGCTAACGCCGACGGCATTCTTCTCCCCCCACTCAATACGAGCGGCACGTATATTCTCTTTGTGTTCGTCAGTCATTGTAAACCGCCGACCGCGCGTACGGGAGCCAAGATCTGGATAGTCTTGCATCCAGTCCGATACCTTCCGCATCTGAACGCCAAATGCGATGAGATGTAATCGAATGGTGCTTCGTGGTATGTTGTACTTGCTTTCGAGAGACGCGAGGGAAATTTTGCTGTTGTAGTCTCGTGCAATCGCTTCGATGTTTGGGATTGGCCGCGTCATCATCTCCACCACCAGGCACCCACAAGAGCGTGTATCACCGCTCCTTAAGCTACCGGTGGTAGTGATTGTTGTTCGTCCGCAGTCGCATCGACAGTTCCACATTGGACGCGTTCGGTTTCCTGATGGAACTTTTCCCGAGAGAGATTCGACAATCAGACGACCGAACCATTGTCCCGTTAGATCGATGAACCGCATTTCGGTTCTCCGTAATGAGAGAACGATATTAACAAATCCTGTCATTCTCGGATAGTCGAATCCGATCTCAACGCTCAAGATATCGATCTTTCCTATTAACCCAGGGCCCACATGCCGGAATCTGCTTCCAACATTCGCTGCCACTCGCTGTCCGACCGCGTTGAACCCGTCAGAACTTCCACGATGCCATCGCGTTTCATGATGTCGCAATATTCCTGAACCAACGCCTCAAAGCGGATCAGTGCCCTGTCGAGCGCTTCAATATCGTCTAGGTAATCCTCTCGGCGGTACGGGATGATCACTTCCTTCAGGTTCGGACTATAGCTTACGAAATCCCAACCATCGAATCCCGAAACCAGGATTGAGCCGACAACCTGCCAGCGATAGTCAGCGCCGGGCCCTTCCACCATGTATTGGAGGTGCTGCGCGGCGGAAGGCACTTTGATTTCGACGCCCCATAGGCGGTCAGTGCTAATTCGATCTGGTGAGCACGCCCGAGTGCCGTCGTCCGATATGATGATACCGATCGCGTCGGTGGTTCTCCCACGCACCGTCTCGTAATGTTTGACGGCGTTTGGCTCCTCTTTCTTCCCTCTCTCGACCCAATATAGCCCGTCAATCGGTTTCTCGGTGTCCTCCTTCAGAAGGCGTTGAACCGCCACTTCGCGAGCATATTTTTCAGCCGATCCCGTGGTGCCTTTCGTGCGGCCTGTCTTCCATTGGCCGGTGGCCTCGCTGAGTATCCGATCAAAGCTGGATGCGGTTGCTCGCCCCATGCGTAGTTCGCGCCACTCTGGGCTCCCTTGGGCCAGTAGGTTCTCCGTCCCCTCGATGTGCGTGAGGAACTTCGGCATCAGAGTTTGACCTTCTGTTCGATGGAGGTCAGGTGCTTGGCCTTCAGGCTCAACAGCGCGCGCCGCACGCGGACGTTGTCCTCCTGGCGGATTGAAATGTAGCCCTTCGGAAGTGCGTAGCCGAGCATGTCGTTGAACCACTCGACAATGATAGTCTTGCGTTCGTCGGGTCCAAGTCCTTCACCAAGCCCGGCTTCCTCGACCATGATCTTGATCTGCGCGGCCTCATCGAAGGTGATCGGTAGACCGCCGGCGGCAACTCCATCGTCATCAGCACCCTTTCGCACAATTCGGAAGAACCCAATCAGGATGTATTTCTGACCGTAGGTGTCGGTCGAGCCTGCGGCCTGGAGGTTCCCGCGGCCTGGGCCGCTGTCCAGCGGCAGAGGGAACGAGGCGGTGATGTTGTGCCCTCCCCGATGCCAAAGCGTGCCAGTGACCACGAACCCGCCTCCGTCGCCCTGTCGGGGGGCCCTGTCGTAGGTAACTGAGAAGCCATACTTGGTCATGATCGGGCGGATCATCTCGTCGATGTCCTCGAGCGCGGCATAGCGGTAACCGCCCTTGTTCTCGCCCTCCTTGCCGAGTTTGACCTCGGCGTTGCGCACCACGGCCTGACACTCGGACTGTGCCGCTGCCATGTCGACGGCGAATGCGCGTAGGGCTTGGCGGTCCTCGGCCCGCTCTTGCATCGCGGTGAGAGCCTGCAGCTTCGCCACGTCGAATGACGGATCACGCGCGAGTTCCAGGATCGCGCTCCGGACAATCTCGCCTTGGTTCGCCGTTTCGATTGCTCCCTCGTGTCGCACAGCGACGTCCTGTGCGATTGGCGTGTCGATCCCGAGGTCTGTCTGTTCGGCTTCGATTGTTTTTGTTGGCATCAGAATGGAATCCTTGTGAAGCGTTGGGTAACGATGTCCTGACGCTTGGTGACCGAGATCGGTTCGAGGACGTAGAAGTCGTGGCCGGGATGCTCGCGGGCCAGCCTAGTGGCTTCGTCCATGGCAGACCGCTCATTTGGGTGCTGACGGCTGGGCGAGCGTCCCTGGGGATCCCAGACGAGCCAGAATGGCGGCGTAGTAATTTGATCTCTCATGCAGCCTTCCCCAGGCTTTTCAGGTGGAAGTAAATTCGACCCGCATACCGAGCGTCGGCCAGCGCGCCGTGGAGCCCTTCGATCGCCTCGTCGGGGAAGAAGTGCTTCACGCACTCGGCCAGGTTCGGCGGCTTCGGGCCGTTTATCCCCTTCGCAACCATGCGCTCCGTCGGTGGCAGGTTCACGATCGCCTTGGAGTTGTTCATCGTGCAGAAGCTGGGTCGCTTCTCGATGAACTCGATCACGTCGCGCTGGAAGCCGTACCGCGTCAGGGCGATGCGGGCCACGCGATCGTCAAACGACCCATTATGGGCAACCCGTAACGTCGCCCGCGCCATCGACATCAACCAAAGGCTGATGACGTGTTCCTCCGGGATGCCCTCGGCCTCGCGCTGCGCCTCGGTGATGCCGTGCGCCTTGAAGGCGTCCGGCTGGCTGACCGACCCATTGACCGGCTTGGCGAGGACGTGGCGGCATGACAGTTGGGTGCCGTCGTCCGCGTATTTGATGATCGCCATGCTGACGATGTGCGGATGCGAAGGATCATGGCTTCGCTTGGTGAAATCGATCAGGCCCTCGGTCTCGAAGTCGTGTGCTGTGATGGTCATGGTGACACTCCTTTGCCAGACAGTTCGACTTTGCGCAGAAGCTGCGGGTTAACCAGACGACCATGTTCAGCGGCGTGGCAAATATGGCAGAGCCATATAACATCGAGCGGCTTAGAATAGTCCGGATGGTGCGCGTGCGTCTTTGCCTCGCCGCATCGTTCGCATGGCTTTTTCGTTATTTTTCCAGCTTTGATCGCGGCCGATACAGCCGTGCGTGCGGCTACCTTTTCAGGATTTTTTTGTTTGGTGCGCGCGTCGCTTATCTTCGTTGCGGCCTTTCCGGCCTCAGTTTTCCGGTAGACCAAAACCCGATCCATGACTTTCTCGGGTGCCGCAAGATACAGGGCTTTGTGATAGGAGCGGCGACCCTCTCTGTTCCGGTCGCCATATTCCCGCCAACTCTTGCGTTGGCCGACCCGGGCGCATGGGGGAGAGCAATATTTCCCCATGCTATGCCGAGTTTCAAAGGTGGTTTGACAGACCGCACAGTTTACCGAGCGCGGCATCATCCTCCCTTTTTTCATAGAAGATTACCGCTTGGTTGATCGTCAGTCGGCGGCTGGTCGGCCAAGTGTCCATCGACCAAAACAAACCCTACCTTCTCCCCATTACCAACTACCTCAACCCAAATCTGCATGTCGGCTTCGTCTGCCATCTGAGCGAGCAGCTTCATGCCCTCGTCGTCCAAGAGGGAGCCGTCCCGCACCCGGATCACCTTCAATGGGCCCGCCGTCGCGATGGCGATGGCGATCGACGTGCGGAGTTGCTGCGCGTCGCTCGCCTGGTCGAAGGGTAGGCCATCGATGGTCACCATCCCATCGCCGAAGCCCAGTCCCTCCACCGGCAGTTTCGCCGCGGCGATCGCGTCGGCCTTCGTCTTGTCGCGTGCGGCCATGGCAGTCGTCAGTTCCAGGGCCTCCCCTTCCAGACGTTCGGCGTCCGCCTCGTGTCGCTTGCGCTGATCCCGCAGGCGGATGGCGGCGTTGGTGTTGCGCGCCTCGGTGATGCGCGCGGTCAGCGCCTCGGTGTCGATCGGTTCGGGTAGTGGCTCCGCGTCGTTAAGCGTCTTCTCCAAATCGTCGGCGGCTTCGCGGGCCTTTTTGACATGGTCAGCCGTTATCTCCCGGGCTTCAGTGATCATAGAGTTCGCTCGCTCCTGACGCTCGACGATCCGCTTTTCAAGCAGTGCGATTTGCTCTCTGAGCGAGGCGATATCCTGGTCTCGAACCTTTTCGTGTCCAGCAATCAGATCGGGTAATTCACCCTCCACGCGATCGGCCGTGGCGCGATTGGCTTCCACCTGCTTCCGCGCCGCTTCGCGCCGGTCCGCCCTGGTCGTGATGCTGGCGTTGTGGTTCGCGGCGCCGTTCAACTGCTCGATCAGCGCGGCCTCATCCACGGGTTGCGTCGTGTCGTCGATGCTGTCCGGCACCTGCACCGACAATGCCGCCGAGCGCGCCTGCTTGGCGTCGCGGTTGACCTCGGTACGCTTGGTGAAATCGGACTTGTTGCGCGCGGCGATGTCGTCGAAGTCGACGTCGGGTACGAACACCCGCAACTGGTCGAATTGCTCCTTGGACTTCATCCGGCTGAACGCGAGCGGATCCATGGTGATCCGGCCCATCAGCTTGTCCATCATGGCCTGGGGCGATGGCGCGCGGAAACCGTCCGCGGTCTCGACCGTCAGGGTATTGGTGAAGCCCGCCGCCTCCTTCCGCCGCCGCAGCGTGCGGGTGGCGATCAGTTCGACCTTGTCGCCTCCCAGCTTCAACTGCATCACGGCCTTGTCTTGGCCCTTGCGGATCGGCGCCGCCTGAATCGCATCCGCGCCCTCGAGTACGGCCCATATCCCGTCCAGCACCGAGGTCTTGCCCTGACCGTTCTTGCCGGTGATCTGCACCAGATTCCCGGTCGGCGTGATCTGGACGACGGATATGCGCTTGAAGTTCTCCGCGGAGAAATTGAGGATTTTCACGGTGTCGTTTCCTTTGCCAGATGGGCGTTGGTCTGCCAGTGGAACGGCGCGACCTTGATGTAGGTGCGCTCGCATCCCTCGCAGAAATACGGTGACTCAGTCGCCTCGCGTTCGGTCAGCGGGGCCATGCACGACCAGCACCGCAGAGGGGTGCCGCTTTTGGTTGTCAGCATCAGTCCCTCCCGTAATCCGGATCACGTTCCGGAATGCACTCGTTGAAGTCGTCCGCGTCACGGGTGGACAGCCAGTGTTGGCAGAACTCATCAAGCCATTCGCCCTGCTGAATCCTGATCCAATGCTTGTTGCCGCCTGGGTCCGTGTGTTCCCGCTCGGCGTAGTCGTAATCAACCTCGTGGCCTGAACCGGGATCGTACCGCGCGGGATCGGCCAGATAGCCGCGTCCGGTCTCCGGTGTGCCCGGCGTGAAATCGAAATGAATGCGCAACTCCACAAAGCCGGGATCGCCAGCGGGCGCGTCGTATTCGAAGGTCGTATCCAGAAAGGTTTTGATGCTCATGACATCATCGCACTTCAATGTCCGGAATGATGACGGTCGGCTTGAACACCACGCGATATCGATAAGTGCTGGCCGGTGCGGGTTCGAGTTGCTCGGCAAAATAGGTGACGTTATCGGACACTCCGAGAAAGTGCTTTTTGTAAGCCCCAGGTCCTGTCTTACAGATGACGTAGATGGCCTTGGGAGTGGCCGCCGGCCCAATCGAACACTTTCCCTCAATCTGAAGGATGTAGTTGCCGGTGATACCGTTATAGAAGACGACCCTACGATCGATCTCGAAGTTGTCAGCCGCCGTTGAGATATTGCGCGAGGCAACGTCGGCGTCCTTGTCGCAAGACATCAATGCTAAGAGACCAAAGCCCAATAGTGCCGTACGACTTTTCATGATCTATCCCCCCTTAGTGCTTTCAGCCCGACCTTGGGCGACGTCGCCACCAGCCTCCACCCGCCGCGACGGCGCTCCAGGCGCCAAGTCGTCCCGGACTTGTGATACAGGCCGCCCCAGAACTCGAAACCGTCGTCCAGCAGCATCGCGTGCAGATCGTCCAGGATCGGCGGAAGAGGTGCGGACATGGTCAGATGATCATCATTATGTAGATCAGCCCGAGGATGATCCCACCGAGCAGTGCGCCCGCCGTGATGCGCACGGAGAGCGGAGCGGGTGTCGGCTCGATCCGGCGCGGCCGGTGCCAGTTCAACGAGGAAGCCATGGCTCAATCCCTATGTGGCGGACGGCCCCGCAGGACCGCCTGGAAAGTTGCCGGTGCTCTCCCGGCTGTCACACCACTGGGCGCAGTTCCTCCCAGGTGTCGGGACGGCGAGCCGGTTACCCGACCCTTCCCCCCAACCCTAGTTCGTTGGGGGCGACAAGAAACAAGCATGTCTTGCGATAGTTCCGCAAGCCGCAATTTCGCCTTGCGACGCTTTTTTTTGAATGGTAAGGGATTCTCATGCGTGACGAACCGCTTGCAAAGGCAATCCAGGTCGTGGGGTCGATAGCAGCTTTAGCTGCGAAGATCGGTGTGAAACCGCAAGCAGTGTCTGCTTGGGACCGGGTCCCGGCGGAACGCGCAAAGGCCGTAGAGGCGGCTACCGGCGTTCCGCGGCATGAACTTCGCCCTGATCTATGGGATGCACCTTAATGCCGGTTTATATAGTTCGCGCCGACGAAACAGGCCCGGTCAAGATAGGCTGGAGTAACAGTGTCGTTAAGAGGATGCGCGCAATCAAGCCTACGCCAACGACGGAACTGACAATCATCAGGCTTCTTGACGTTCCGCGGTGCGTTGAGCCATGGCTACATCAAATATTCTCCGAGCAGAGGCTGAATGGAGAGTGGTTCACTTTTGATGAGCGTATGCTGACAATAGAGCCATTCGTAGCACCAGAAACCTCTCCTGGCACTCTCGAAGAGGATAATCTGTGTGCCGCCGATATCGAGCGCATGGCGACCGAGCGTGGGCGTACCATGCAGCAAGTTTGCGCTGATTTGGGTGTTGCTTACACCACGTTTTGGCGCTGGAGAGCCGGGAAAGGCGAACCGTCGCTGTCCATGTATCGTCGTCTGAGGGACGCCGTTTCCACGCCGACCGAATCCACCCACCAGGAGCAATGAGTATGGGACGACCAGCCGGATCGAAGAACGCGGCCAAGAAAGCCGCCGGGAAGAAGGCAGCCGGGAAGAAGGCGGCGGCGGGAGCGGCCACGCCACCGCGCGAGGCCAAACCGATGTCGCCAGCCCAGCAGTCGAACGGCCCGACCGAGATCGAGATCCGCCAGTATCTCGAACGCTACCGCAATCACCGTCGCGCCTTGGCCGACATCATGAAGGAGGCAGGAGAGGAACGCGGCAACGGTCGGTCCATCCTGAAGTCGTTCGAGAGCAAGGGTGGGAACCCGGACATGCTCCGGAAGATGTTCGATTTGACCGATATGACGAAGGCCGAGGCCGACGCCTTCATCGCCGAATACATGGGGTACGCGATCAAGGTCGGTATCGAACCGCCGAGGGTGATCTTCGACGCCCAGGGGCAGGGTTCCTTGGCCGATGTGCTGGAGACCCCGATCAAGCCAACGGTAGAGGCGGAAGAGGCTCTGGACCGCACCCGCGCTTACAATGATGGCTGGAACAGCGCGAAGGAAGGCGGCCTGGTGACGCAGAATCCCAAGATCGCTGGGACAGCCGACCACCAGAACTGGGCCAAAGGCTTCGGCGACTGGCACTGGGAGAAGGAACATGGAGGCAAACCCACAAACGGCACTGCCGCTCAACCTAACGCCGACATCCCCGCCGATCCGACTGCGTTAGCTGCTTCTCTGCATTCGAAAGTGTCGGATGCCACAACCGGCTAAAGCCTCCGTGGAGGAACTGACCGCCGCCTACGACCAAACGCCCAACGTCTGGCGCGTGGCCGAGCGGTTTGGGATGTGCGGTCAGTCCGTTCATGAAAGATTGAAGAAGGCCGGGGTGATAAACCCGAAGCGGGTGTTCACCAATGCTGAACGGCTTGTCCTGATTGCTCGTTACGCTGACCATGCGGACAATGGCACCCTTTCTATCCTCGCCAAGGAAATGGGCCGCACAAAGCACTTTATCTGTCGTCAGGCAAACGATCTTGGCTTAACCGACTGGGAGAGGGTGGGTAATTTCGTCAACCCAAACCTGTTTCAGGAATGGGGCGCGAACAATCCGCATCCTCGGGGGATGCTCGGGAAGCGCCATGACTGGACCATAGAAGAGATCGCGGCGAGGACACGAAAAATGCAGGACACAATGATGGAGCGGTACGGGAAGCTGGTTCCCGACACCGACAGTCAGCGTAGTTGGAAGTCTGGTTGGCGGGAGGTCGCTGGTCGTCGCGTGTTCTTTCGATCCAGTTGGGAGGCGAATTACGGTCGATATCTGCAATGGTTGAAGGAACACTCAGCCATCGCTGAATGGGAGCATGAGCCGCAAGTATTCTGGTTCAACAAGATCAAGCGCGGCACCAGAAGCTATCTGCCGGACTTTCGTGTGACTGAACTGAATGGCGAAATCGCCTACCATGAGGTCAAGGGCTGGATGGACCAGCGGAGCCGGACCAAAATCAAGCGGATGCGGATTTACCACGGTAAGGTTAAACTGATCGTGATCCCCCGCAAAACCTACAAGATGATCGAAGGCCAAGTTGGCCGAATGATTGAGGGATGGGAATGGTCCAAGTGATCGATATCCGGTCCATGGCTGGCGAGGAATGAGCGACCGTCTGCGCGGCAACACGAACCGCTGCAAGCCGCACCATCCGAAGACCCTCATTCAGCGCGCACGTCAGTTCTGGGATCTTGGCTACTCCGCATCTGAGGTAGCGTTTTTCGTGGAGTTATCGCGTAGCGCGGTGTGCGGGATCGCGCATCGGAACGATTTTCCGGCGCGTGAGCCGCCGATAAAGAGGTCGCCATGATGTCTCCGGAGGAAGCAGCGTCTTTGACCGCCGCCGTCGCGCTTGAAGTCGCCGGCGGCCTCGTGGATGAGGCGGCAAAATATTCCGCTCGGCGTCAGTCGACATACCGGCATGACAATCCGGGGCTCGTTCGTGACCCTGTCGACCGTGTCCAGCGCACGTTTCACAACAAGAGCCGGGCAACATCCACCCTGGCTCGCTTCGTGAACCTAGCAGTGACGGAACCCTCACGTCGATCCACGGCGGCGCTGAACCTGCGGCACCCCGCCTTGAGGGAAGGTCGTACTATCTTCTCGACCCGAGTGTTCGACGCACACGAACGCGACCGAGTACTGATCAGCGGCGAAAACAACGCGAAACTGGGCAAGAGGGTAACCGTCGGCGACTGGGCCGGATTTCCGATTTACACGATGTCGCTTGAGGAACGCGCGACATGCCCGCGGACGTGTGCCGCGTGGGCTGAGTGCTACGGTAATGGCATGCCCGCTGCCGTTAGGTTCCGGTACACACCAGCGCTCCTGCTGGCGATCCATCGTGATCTAACGATCCTGTCCAAGTTGCCCAGATCGAAGCGTGGGTTCGTGGTCCGGTTGCATGTTCTCGGTGACTTCCCGGACGCTCGTTATGCTCGCGAGTGGGCTCGGTGGTCGAGCGAATTCCCGGCTTTGCGCGTCGAGGGTTATACAGCGCACCCAAGGCATAGTGAGATTGGGTCAATCATCGCGGCGATGAACGCGAAGCGGTCCAATCGTTGGCAAATCCGTAACTCAGTCGCTCCCGATGCGCCGTACGAGCCTATGCAGGTGACCACGCTTTGGGAGAAGCCAGATCGGAACGTCTACGATCCGGCGACGAAAACGATGGTCTGCCCGCAGGAACTCGGCAAAACGCAAACCTGCGGAACGTGCGGCGTTTGCTGGAAGCCCGAATTGAATCACGTCCGCGTTGCGTTCTTCGGCCATGGTGGCCGAGGCCAATGACCCTTCACCTGAAACCCATAAAGGATACCGCTATGCAGCCTGACCTTTTATCGAGCCTCAGTTTCTCCAAGATGGAGAACGCCGTCGAAACATCCATCCAGGCGGTCAGTGGCCACCGGATCGCCGTGTTTTCGAAGTTCCTCGCCGCGCTGCACGCGAATGGGTATTGCGTTCAGCCGTTACCCGAAGGGGCGGTGGTGCCCGTTCCTGTTGAGCGGCCGGACGAATGATATCCCCCGGCGGCCTGCGGTCCGTGGACATGGCCCAGCGGCTTCTCACGGCGTCGCTGAACCTGGAAGAGGCGGCGAACACCTACGCGATCAATCCTACCGTTGTGAATTACCACGAGATGCTGGTCTGCATGAAGGAGCACTACGAAGTGCTGACCGCCTCGTTTCGGGAGATCGCATTGCGGTGACCGCTTGACGCTACCCCGATGCGGGGGATCGGTGTTGTCACTCAGGTCTGGTGAAGCGGCGGGCCGAAATTGACATCGGCTGCTGGGCCTCAGTAGGCGGGCAGGGCGTCATCCCTGCGTTGTGTGATACCCCGCCGGCGGTTCCACACCGTCAGAGCCAAGAGTTGCGTCCACGCGCTCCGAACATGCTGATCCGGCTTAGTCCCCGGGGCATCGGCCTGACCGCGCACACCTTGTGTGTCCTTCCACACCGCCGTTCGCTTCACCAGATTCCCTTTGTCCGTATGGTTGTCAGTCTTTTGCGCGGCGCACAATCTTTGTGGTGTCGCGCACGCGCCCGGTGCGCCCCCAACTGTCCGCCTCATCATTCGCAAGTCGCCGAGCTTCGGTCGGGTCACGCGCCTCGATCTCGCACGAGGTTTCGTATTCGACCCATTCCTTCATTTCGACAACGTATTTGGGCATCGAGACTTCCGTTTGGATCTCTCAATCTGCGTCCGACCATGGGCGCACATATTTCCATCCTTCTTTCAGCATGTCGCCGGCCGTCCAGTCAGAATCGGGCTGATCTAATTCATCAACCGCCCACCAACGATCTTCTCCGAACAGTTTGCTCCAACCGTGGAAATAGAGGCCTGGCTCAGTTTGAGTGGTGGGATGCCGCAACAACCAATGTAACCCGCGCTGCGCGTCTTCAAACGGGTTTGATGTTGATATAATCGATGTTCTTTGGGCATGTGGCACAATCGTTCCGCTCCGTCCGTTTAGGGTTGTCGTGCAGCACAGGCGATTTGTAGCCGATTTGTCGCTGCCTTCAGCTTCTCGTCTGCCTTCATCAATTCGTCCAAAGCGCCTCCCTGTTGTTTGGCGACGCGCTCCCATTCGCGGGCGCGATATTCCGCGCCGTCGGCACGCTCCCATTGAACAAACAGGACGCAAGAGAGAGCCACGCAGAACGGCAGAAAAGCGAACGGGGCGAGATGTTTCAAGGCCATTTGTCCGTTTAGGGTTGTATCATTGAGGCAGGCAACAGCGGAGACTTCGCCCGCATCATGTCATCGATCTGACGGGTGATCAGATAGCTGGCGACGTCATTGGTCGTGAGACCGAACAGTCCGGTTTTTCGCATAGCTTCCAGGCAATCGATTAAGGGATCCGGCAAGGTGACGTCGATCGTCTCGTGATGGGCCATTCGCTCCGTCCGTTTGGTACTCAGTGTTTCCAGCCGTGCGTGCACCAGCAATATCCCGCTGCTCCCGCGACGATCTGCGGGAACTGCGCCAGGATGGCGTCGGCCTTCTTTGGAGAGAGGCGCACGGTCACCCTGGCATTCCCCACAATCTGGATATTGCCGCGGCCCAGCATCGGCGCCAGTCGGTCAGTCGCATCGCGCACGGCTTGTTCCTCGGCGCTGCCCATATCAACTAGGATGTGCTTGCCACCCATGCCGTTTTGTAGCCAGAAACTTTGCACCATCGCATTTCTCCGTTTGGTGTTTAGGTTGCGCGATTGGTGATCCAGGACGCCAGATCGTTTGCTCCGCCATGCATTTCAGCCGGGCCTCGGGGGCCTTCCAGAAGGAAGTAGATAGTGTCTGACCCATTGGCATACCGACATTCGACCGCCCATCCTGAACTGGATGTGCTCGTGACGATCGGCCGCAAGTCCTGAATAGTGTCGGCATTAAAGAAAATTCGATGCGGGTGAATGCCGTGTCCACAGCATGACTCGAAGGTCATGATACCCGGTAGACAGTTGAGTGCATCACAGAGGGCGATGCACTCCCGATCAATGTCTGGCGGGTATTTCATTGCATTTGTCCGTTTGGTTACACGCAAAAAATCGTCGCGCCCGAACGTCATCGCCCGCACTGAGCCATTAACGCCGGTTCCTGCCTCCAGATCGGACGCGCGACGCGCCCCACAGCTACCCCGGCAGTCGGGGTCGGACGGGTTACTCGGCTTGCCGTCCGCATGACCAGATTTTTGAGGATGGAGCGCATCACGCCCGAGGGCCAAAGGTCGTCATTTTCGATTGTCCGTATCGTTGACTTATTGCGAAATCGGACATACCGTCGCGAAACCAACTTGTCAACCAACTATCGCCGTGATAGTGGAATTGACATGTCGAAAACGCCGTCCGAGCCCTCTGAAGAAGTCCCTCGTCGAGGCCCGACACTGCCAGACGGCTCGATCATGATCGGCTACGCGCGGGTCTCGACCGGCGACCAGGACAACCGCCGACAGAAGGATGCGCTCGAGGCGTTCGGGGTCGATCCGCGCGACATCTGGGAGGACAAGGCAAGCGGTCGCAGCATGAACCGCGCGGGCTGGCAGGGCTGCTGGAGAGACATTCGGGCCGGTGATCTGCTTGTCGTCCACTCCATCGACCGCCTTGGCCGCGACCTGATCGAGCTGGTGAGAACCGTGCGGGATCTCCATGAAAGAGGCGCGAACCTCAAAGTCCTGACTATGGACATCGATACCCGGACAGCGACCGGACGCCTGCTTTTCAACTTCATCGCCGCCTTGGCTGAATGGGAGCGCGACCTGATTGTCGAACGTACCCGCCACGGCCTCGCTGTAGCGCGATCAATGGGGCGCCTCGGGGGCCGACGTCAACAGATCACCGACGAACAGGTCAAGCAGGCGATCTGCCGACTGCACAAGGGCGAGACATTGGAAGAGATCGCCAAGGACATGGGGTTCACCAAGCAGGGCATTTCCAAGCGGATCCGCGCTGCACAAGCGAAGGAGTCAGCCGATGGCGACAAATCCTGAAACAAGACCAGAGCCGAACGATCGAAGCATAATAATTGACCGCCTGGCACGTGCCCATGCGGATGCCTGTCGCACAGGCGACGAACACATGCGCCGTATCCTGGTCAGTCGCATTTGCCACCACATCCAGGCCGAGGCGATGGATCGACGGGAGCGCGAAATCCTGGGGAGAAACGAACAGTGAGCGCAGACCAACCGAGCCGGGCGCAACTTGCCGTCGAGCGCAAGCTGGAAGTGGTCACGCTAACGATCACCTGCACCAGCCAATATGCGGCGATGGAACTCTACGATCAGGTGTGCGCCAGCGCGCGCGACGGGTATGTCGAACTGCAACTAGAGACCCGTGAAAGGAACGCCGATGCCATCTGATACGAGCCGCCTGCGGCCATTCGCGGCCCTGGTCTGTGTTTTTGCCCTGCTCGGGTGCGCTCAGCGCCGCGACCGTGCCGCCGAGGTTGAGGAAATCGCCGCGGTGATCGCGGATGGTCAAAACATCCGCGATGAGGAATTTCGGACAAGTATCTATTTCCGACCGGATTGGCGTGACCGGGCAATCGCCAGGATGATTTTGAGGAGGCTCGACCGATGAGTGAAAGCGACAAAGGCTCTAACCAACCGAGCGACCTGCCACAGCTAGAGCCTTGGCAATTTCAACCTGACAACGATTCTCCCGGTCTTTACCTTCAGTGCTCCAGCGCCGCACAGCGCGATGCGATCATGCGTGCCTTGGGCGCTCCCGTTTGGTCTGCCCAGGAAATGAATGAAGCCGATCGGGAGGCCGCGAAGCTCGTGGAGAACATCAGATGGGAGTGACAAATCGAACGGCACTGGCTCGCGGTTCCGTCCGCTATCACGGCGAGGTGTTCCGGCGAAGCGGAGACTTCCTCAAGATCGAAGGCGAGACGGGAGGGTATGCGCCGATCGTGACCATCACCGTTCAAATGGACTGCGGCGAGATCAACCTCTGGCTTCAACCGGAAGAGGCGTCCGAACTCGCACGACACCTGACCAACGCCAAGGAGTCAATCGACCGTGCCAAACTCTGAAACGAGTAATCTTGTCCGCTTGACGGTCACAGACGGGCGCACTGAAAACTGGCGATTCCCGGATGGAACAGTCGTGACGATGACCGTGCCGATCGATGAGCCGCCAATCACAGTGAAGCACGCCGTCTACTGCCTGTCATCCATCCTGCATCAGACACACCGAGCAATGGAGGACGGCTAATGACCGATACAGCCAAGTGTCCGATGCCGGACGACGTTTGCGCCGATTGCGGACATCGCTGCGCGCCGCCCAAACCAGACAACTCCATCCATTATTACAATCTGTTTATGCAAGCCAAAGCGGAGGTCGAAAGCCTGCGCCAGCAACTTGCGGCGCTGGACAAAGAATGGCGCGGCGGCTGTGCGATGAACGGTAGTTGCCGGGTCACGTTTCTGCTCGACCAAGGTGAGGCGGCAAGTGACAAACCCCATTAACCAACCGAGCGCGCCCGAAGATAACCCCTTCGAGAACGGCTACCTGGCTGGCCAGCGTCGGGTCTACCTGGAAATGCTGGCGACCGCTTTGCGTGGGCTGGGGCGCGACGCGCCGGAATGGCAACTCGGCCGCTTGATCTCCGAACGAGAGGAGGCGGTAGCAACGTGCCGTCGAATTTGCGTCGAGCATGGAGACAACGATTGGCCCGATGACCTGCACCTATCGGACATCATCGAGAAGCACGTCTGGGCTGGTTGCGATGGAGGGTAAGACAGTGGATGGCCAAGACCAACCGAGTGCATCATGCTGAACACACTCGGCTTTACGCTGAACGACGGGCAGTAGATGGTCACGACGATTTACGCTTTGCGGGACCCGCGCGAGGACCAAAATAGTCTCTTGACTATCCGGTATATCGGCAAGACCATATCGCCGCTCCACAAACGCCTCGCTGGGCATTTCACCAAGGCAGTGAACCCGAGGAGTGGGCGCTACGATCTGTGGGTAGCAAGATGGATCAGGACACTTACGGTCGATGGCGTTCGGCCAACCATCTCTGCCCTCGAACGGGCTGCGGATGATTGGGCTGAACGTGAAGCCTTCTGGATAACCTATTGTCGCGAAGCCGGTGCGATGCTCACCAACCTGACGGCCGGCGGCGAAGGAACCTACGGCAGAAAGGCAACGGAAGAACAGCGAGAGAATTGCAGGCGGGCGGCCGAGAGGCGTTGGTCTCAAGTGGATCAGCGAGAAATCGCTCGCAGGAACGCGCTGCGACAATTCTCTGATCCTGAACAGTTAGAAGCGCTGCGCCAGCGAAGCCTCAATATGTCCTCCGAAACGATCGAGAAAATCCGGGCGGCCGCAGTTGCTCAAGCTGAAGCTGCTGGAAGTGACCACATGAAGGGTATGGCGCTGGCCGCCTGGACTGACCCAGATAGCCGATCAAGGCTGTTGGCGTCCCGCAAACAGGTCGCCAGTGACCCGGAATTTCGAAAGCGGGTAGGTGAAGGTGTCTCGCTGGCATGGTCTGATCCGGATACTCGGGACCGGTTCATGGAAGGGATCAGAGGCAGGCCACCGCAGTCAAAAGCGTCCAGAGAGCAGGCTGCCGCATCCAATCGCGGGCGGACACGGTCACCGGAAGCGCGGGCTCGCATTAGCGCTGGATGTCTTGCCCGTGAGGCAAGAAAACGTGCTTTGCACATGATGGAAAACGAACAGTGAAGGCCACGCGGCCGACGCACGGGCTATTTTGCGTGTGATACAAATGAAAAGGGCCGAGGCTTGACGCCATCGGCCTTTCAGTAGTCTGATGAGGGCGCTCGGTTGGTTGTCCAGACCTTCCGAGCATGCTGACCGAATACACCGGTCGAACAGTTCGTGTTTGAAGGCCATAATTTATTGGCGTTTCCCACGAATTGCAACCCCGGTCCGCAACGGTCATCAACCGTTAACCTGGACGACACAGGGGGTTACCGTGGGAAAGCGTAAATCCGACGAGATTTTATTGAAGCACCTGCACCGCCAGATGATGCGCCCGGGGCAAGCGCCCGGCGACGCCGCCGAATACTGGATCGTCATCAATCTGTCGCCACACAAGCAACTACACTACATGCCGCCGAGGTTTCCGTTTCGGCACCCATCGCTCGAATCCGCCATCACTGAGGCCAACCGGCTGGCTGGCGAACCCGACAAGCTCGGCTGGCGGTTCGGCGTGTTCCACTTCACCGGGATCGCCGCGAAGGTCGAGGTGGCTAAGCCGGACGAAGCGCCGGCGGTCGAGGTCGAGCAGCAAGCGGCCTGACCCGTGGCCGCCAATCGTCGCTGGCTGAAGTTCTGGCCGCAGGACTGGCAGCGCGATCCTGCGCTCCGTTCTTGTGGCCTCGCGGCGCGCGGTCTCTGGATTGAGATGCTTTGTATCGCGCACGACGCGACCCCTTTTGGCCACGTCACCATCAACGGGAAGACGGCTACTCTCAGGCAACTGGCGACCATAACAGGCACTCCGGAAAGGGAGGTTTCGAGACTCCTGGCCGAACTGGAAGAAGCGGGAGTTTTCAGTAAAACAGAGGAAGGAACCATTTTCTCCCGCCGGATGCTACGCGACGAAGAAGCAGCGAAGGCTGGTAGGCAGAACGTCGAAAAGCGATGGGAAAAAGTCCGCGAGCCCAAGAAGCCAGATGTTATCCCCCCTACGCCTGACCCTATTAGGGGGGGTGATACTCTATATTCAGAAGCAGAAGCAGAAGCAGAGTCAGTCTCACTACGTTCGACTGACAGAGCGCGCACCAAGGGCACGCGCCTGGCTGACGACTGGACGCCAGGACCGGAGGGAGCGGTCTATGCCCGAAAGCTCGGATTAAACCCGACCGCTGTTTTCACCGTGTTCCGGAATTATTGGCAGTCCAAGGCCGGGCAATCAGCGATCAAACTGAATTGGTCCCAGGTTTGGCAAAATTGGTGCATCAAAGAGGCCGAGCGAACGGGCTCTAAACCCCAAGCTACGGTTGACCTTCTAAACCCGGCTCGCCCTAGCTTTCTTCCAACTGTGTCGAACGGTCTTTGATGGCTATCATCGACGACTTCCGGGAAAACGTCGTGCCGCGTCTCAAAGAGGCAGCGAGGGTGCAGGCGTTCTTCGTGGCGCTGGAATTTATCGAGCCGTGGATCGCCAAGGACGAGGTCATCACTCTGGCTCGAAAGTTGGGTTCCCCTATGCTCTCGTCGAGGGATCAAGATCGTTTGATCGACTGGATCGGAGAAACAGTCTGGCGGGAAATCGAAAAAGCTGACGATCGCGTGGCCGTGATCGAGATGCGCATGGACGCGGCGATCGCCGACAATCCAGCCCGGTTTTACGACGGTCTGGCGTCTCGTTGCTCCGATCCAGAACGGATGCGTCTGACCTTCGGCGCGATTTCAAAACCTTACCGAGATCATCTGACCAGGGAGCGTCAACGTGCAAGAAAAGCCTGATTTCTGGGACACAAGCCCTCGCGCCGAGGCAAAGCCGGATTGGGTGTACGTGTGGTTCGCTGATCGGAAGATCGGCGCGCGCGTGGTGGATGCTTTCGGCGCGGAAGCCGCGCGTTGGACGTTCGATCCCAAAGTCGGTGAAGTCGATGCGATCGCATTGACGCTCACGAGCAAGGGCATTCCGGTCAATCGCGTCCTGTTCGCACGGAAGGGCGATGCCTCGGTTTTGGAAAATCCCAAGGTGGCAGCGGTATTCAATGCGGCGGCGTTCGCTGGCATTGAGCCGATCGTTTGGTGCCAGACTGAGTTGGATGTGCTGGCGCTGGCTGAGTGCGGAGTGGCCGGCGGTGTGTCTTCGACCCGGGCGGATGCGCTGGCTGCGCACGCGGATCAGATCGCACCCACGCATCGCGTGATCCTGGCCTTCGGCGACGACGTCGCGCAGCGCGAAGAGACGGCGCGACGGTTAGGGCGGCATCGGTGCTGGATTTCGGCCGGGTCGCCTTTCGCTGCGCTCCTGGATGATCCTGAACTGGTCACGAAGGGGGTTGAGGACGCCACGCCATATCCGATCGAAGGGATGCACCGAATCAGGCGTGGAACCCTGGCAATGCTGCGCAGCCTGCCGCCGCCCGGGGTGATGACGACAGGGACGGCGGCGAGCGATTACGTGCTGAAGCTGCCGATGGAAGGCCGCTTGATCGTGGTGACCGGATGGCCTGGTCATGGCAAAACGAATTGGACCCGCTACGTGATGGTTCACACCGCGGCGAACCACAATCGACGCTGGTGCGTGTTTTCGCCGGAAAGCCAGCCATGGGAGCAATTCGCGGCGGAATGCGCTGAAGCATACATCGGGAAGCCGTTCTACGAGATGGACCGAATTCCGTCGATGACGGCGGCCGACATCGAGGAAGCAGAAGCGTTCCTGGCCGACAAAGTGACGATGCTGGTCTGTGATGCCGAAGACAAAGCGCCGTCGGTGAATTGGCTGCTCGAGCGCGCGCGGGCTTGTGTTCTACGGGAGGGGACGACGGACTTTCTGATCGATCCGTGGAATGAGGTCGACCAGGACCGAGCGGGCATGTCCGAGACGGATTACATCGGGCTGTGTCTCCAGCGGTTGAAGGCTTTCGCGCTGCGCCACGGCTGCAACGTGTGGGTAATCGCGCACCCAGCCAAGCCGATGCCTTTGCGGCCGAATGAAAAGCGCGCCGCCCCGGGGCCCTACGATATGTCCGGAAGCGCCAACTGGGTGAACCGGACAGACCTCGGCCTGACCGTGCACAGTCCGGATCCTGGGGTAGCTGAGTTGCACCTGTGGAAGTCCAGGGCACGACGGTGGGGGTCGAGATCGACGCTAGCGACGATGGAGTTCGACAAATTCACCGGACGCTACAGCACGCCGACGCAGGCCAGGGATGCAGCCGCGGCGATGGGTGATGATTTGTTGGCGGGGAACTGGCGCTGATGCCAATTCGTGCGGAAAATCGTCACAGATACCCGCCAGAGTGGCCGGTTATCAGCCTTTGGGTGCGCGTGTGCGCTGGCTGGAGATGCGAGTGGTGCGACATCGAACAGGGCGCGAAGTTGCCGTCTGGGTGGCGCGTCGTGCTGACCGTAGCCCACATTTTGAACGATGCTCCGGAGGACGTTCGGCCAGCCAACCTGGCGGCGCTTTGTCAAAAATGCCACCTGGGGCACGATCGGCCGCACCACATGCGCGTCCAGGCAGCGAACCGCCGTGCGGCACTCATGGTCGAGGAATTGCCATTGTGAAAGCTGGCGATCGTGTCGCACTTACGCCGGAAGCTCGCGCCGAAGTCTGGAAGTATGACGACGTCGGCACCCGGTCTGGTATCGTCAAGGCAGTGGGGACCAGCGTCCATGTCGAATGGGACGGCTTGCCGTGTGTCAGCGGCTTTTCGCGGGCGATCGCTGAACGAGATTTGGAGGTAATTGCATGACCGACCTGTCCCATCGTCTACGTGACACGACCAAAGCCGTCGAGGACGTGCTTGTCGCCTCCCATGGCCTCATGCACGATTTGGCGGCGCACCACGAGAAGGCCGGAACGGTGATGCCGCCGTTCTGGGTGGTCCAAGGTGATCTTTCTCCCGCGGAAAACGAGAAGACGTCGATCGCGGAGGCGTTGAAAGTGTACGGGCCTGGGCCCCTGTTCCACCTCTGGACTGTGTGCCGCTCAATTGAGGCGCTGCGCGTGGCTTGGACCGGGAAGTGATTTCATGAAGCGGTTTTTCATCGGCTTCGCGTGGGGGCTGCTGATCCCGTTTGCCGTGCTGGCGGTGGTATGGGGCTGTCTTAGCGCCATCGTCCTGATGCACTTCCTGAGCCTTCCGGCGGCCATGGTGCTTTTCATTGCCGCGGCGACGTGGAGGCCGGATGGCGATCTGAGGCGCATATCATGATCTGGCGCGTCCTTGATCTGTTCAGCGGGATCGGTGCTTTCACCTTGGGACTCCAGCGCGCTGGTATGGAACCAGTCGCTTTTGTCGAAATTGACCCATTTTGCCGCGATGTCCTCGCGCGTCATTGGCCAGGAGTCCCGATCCTTGAAGACGTTAGAAGTGCCGCGTTTCCTGCGGCGGGTTCCCCTGCCAGGACATCTCCCGAGCCGGGAAACGCGCCGGCGTTACCGGAGAGCGTTCAGGACTGTACCGGGAACTGGTGCGTGCCATTCGCGTGGTTCGACCGCGCATCGCGATTGTGGAGAACGTGGCAGCTCTCCTTGACGATGGAATGGGCACCGTTCTTGGAGACTTGACCGAGGGCGGGGATTGTGTTGAATGGGATTGCGTACCGGCGAACGCCCTCGGCGCTTGTCATGAGAGGGACCGCGTATGGATCGTTGCCCACGCCGACAGCGACGGACGGCGGTCCGGACAGGGAGGACAAGCCTCGCTCGCACGGGATGAACCTTGCGGGTGTCCTCAAACACCGGTCCCTTCCCAGTCTACCGACCCCGACAGCGTTCGATGCGGTGCCGGCCTGGGGGCCGAGGAACCAGGACGGGAAGAGGCATGGCGGCGGGAACTCTCCGGGACTGCGTCATCTAGCGGCACTGCCGACGCCCAGGGCGACGGATGCGGACAAGGGTGGCCGCGGCGACCTCCTGACAGTTTTGCGCGGATACGAGACGAAGCACGCCGGAACGCTGCCGACCCCTACGGCGCGAGACTGGCGTTCCGGTTTGGCTTCGGAAGAAACGCATTCGACCAATTCGAGGCCGCTGAACGAAGTCGTGGCCAGGATGTCGGGGAATCGATCTGGCCGGATGAACCCGCGCTTTCGGGAGTGGATGATGAGACTCCCGATTGGATGGACCGAACGAAAGCCACCGGAAATACTCTAGACCCCTTGATCCCCGAGTTGATCGGGCGCGCAATCATCGAGGCTGCTCATGACTGGACCTGAACTCCGCTCCCTGCTGGCCGAGTGGAGCATAAGCAGGCGTCAGTTTGCCGACGCGCTCGCGTTCGAGGGTTACCAGATCGACCTCCACACGATGGATCGGTGGAAAGCCAGACTTCCGGCGACCGCGCAACGGCTGATTGAGCGGTGGCGCGACAATCCAGCTGAGCGCCCCGGCAAGGTCGCGCCGCACATTTCAGGGGTGGGAATGCGATGAGCGTTGTTCCATTCTTTAAGGTGCCGGTCATACGCAGTCGGCCACATTTGGAATTTGTGTCGTACATGGGCTGCGTGGTCCCCGGCTGCCGCTGGTGGTGCTCGCCAGCGATGATTGAGCGCATCATGGAGGGCATCCGCACCCACGGGCGCGGGTATGTGATGCAGAACCCCTATGTGGTCGCGCACCATGTGAGGCGATCCTCTTCGAGCGGCACCGGGGTAAAGCCGCCAGATACGGACTGTTGCGGACTTTGTGCGGCGCACCATTCCGAATTGCATCAGCGCGGCGAAAAGACGTGCGCCACGGAATGGGGGCTGGATCTGATGGAGGAAGCAGCGCGTATCGCGGCGGCGAGCCGGATGCTCGGGTTCTTGCCGGAGAGCGCGGCATGACGATCAGGGTGCTGCATGGAGATTGCCGCGACATCCTCAAAACGCTGCCCGATGCGAGCGTGCAGATGTGCGTAACTAGTCCGCCGTACTGGGGATTGCGCGACTATGGAGTGGATGCAACCGTTTGGGGAGGTAATCCCGAATGCGACCACGAATGGGGCGACGTGATCGCGGTCAATGCCACGAATCACACCGATAAACGCCGATGGAACCAAACGCGGAACGGTCGAGACGAAGAACAACCGACAGAGAAGCGCGTCGCGTGGCTACGGACGAAGGTGCCGCAGGGGAAGTTCTGCCACCATTGCGGCGCATGGGCGGGGGCATTGGGCCTGGAGCCCACCCCAGAACTGTTCATTGCCCATATCGTTGAGGTCTTCGCGGAAGTGCGCCGTGTGTTGCGGGATGATGGCGTACTGTTCATGAATCTAGGCGACAGCTATGCGACCGGCGGGGGCTCCATCGGTCGAAGTCCTGGCGGTGGTGAACAGGGGGCGCGCTTCCTTCGACAAGGGCACATCAACACACAGCCCAATCGGATGCCGCTGCCTGGGTTAAAGCCGAAAGACTTGATCGGCATCCCTTGGATGGCGGCATTTGCCCTGCGCTCTGCGGGGTGGTGGCTACGGTCCGACATCATCTGGGCAAAACCTAATCCCATGCCCGAAAGCGTTACCGATCGTCCTACTTCAGCGCATGAGCATTTGTTTCTGTTCGTAAAATCCGGTGATCATACATTCTGGACGCACCGGAACAGGTCGGGCACGCGCAATCACCCTGAACCAGATTATCGTTGGATACACCGTAAAACGAAAGAAGAGGTCCGCACCGCGCCATCCGGCTCACCGGAGGAGGTCAAACAAATCTGGCAGCGCGTCAATTTGTGGTCAGGTCATGATTATTTCTGGGACGCGGAAGCAATCCGACAACCGATGGCCGAAGCATCTATCGCCAGATTGGCACAAAATATTGAGGCGCAGGAGGGCTCGGCTAGAGCCAACGGAGGGGCCAAAATCAATGGGACCATGAAAGCGGTGGGGCGAACGGACAAGCAACGCGGACACGGACGCCGTCACGATGGTTTCAATGATCGTTGGGACGCCATGCCAAAAGACGAGCAGCAGGCGATGGGAGCGAATTGCCGGAATGTTTGGACCATGGCAACGCAACCATTCTCCGAGGCGCACTTCGCCACCTTTCCGCCCGATCTGGCAGAGCGTTGCATCTTGGCGGCCACGTCCGCACATGGCTGTTGTTCGGCCTGTGGTGCTCCGTTGGCCAGGATTACAACCAAGGGTGAGCCTGACATGGTGCACCGCGCCGCGTCCGGTGCTGACGCCTCTGGCGGCTATAGCGGGCGATCCACGAAGGGTCACGACAGCGCGGGGGTGCAGAACGCCAGTGACGTGAAACGCCGCATCCTCGAAGGGATGCGAGAGAAAGCCTATTCTTGGGAACCGACATGCTCATGCGACGCCGTAGTGCGCCCGTGCACTGTGTTGGATCCGTTCGGCGGGGCCGGAACCTCTGGCCTCGTGGCTGATCGTTTGGGCCGCGATGCCATCCTGATCGAGTTGAACCCGGAATACGCTGATATGGCTCGCCGACGGGTGGAGCGCGATGCTGGGTTGTTCGCCGAGGTGGTTAACGCTTGACGGAATCGGGCGCGCTCCCCGACAAACAAAAAAAGGACCCGCCCCCGAGCGAGTGAAGGGCGGGCCAAGTGTGGGGTGGGTATGCGCGGGACAGATAAAAACCGCGCACCCACGGTTAAATCGCAAGATTGAAGAAATTACCAGCGAAAAATCGTTAATCTAAGTGTGTTTGTCGGGGACCGTACGATACGGAACGACATTCCCGAGTGCTGGCCTCAACAATCCCGCCAGGATTTTCGCGCTTTGTTCGCGCGAGGCGACGCGCCATTGTTTGCCGCTGGGACGTAGCACGACGGGGTTGCCATCGAGGTCGAGGACGCGCCGGTAAGTGATTGCGTTCAACGTGATTTGCATGGGTGACTCCGGTGTTGCCCGTCCCGTGTGTCACGGAACGGCTTTCAATCGGATTTCAGTCCCGGCGTTGTTCAGTAGGGCGTGTCCAGCATTTCCATGATCTCGCTCGCCTCATCCGCCCCGACCGGGCGATAGGTGATCCGCGTCCGCATCAGGGCCTTCATCCCGGCCGATGCGCCCGAGATTTGGAAGTTCGCCCGCATTTGCGCGATGGCCTGGGTCTCCCCGAAGCCCATGCAGAACATGCCGTCGGTCGATGCGTATTCCGCCGCGTATCCGGCGATCTCTGTCATGGCCACGCTCCTCCTGTAATTGATCGTAACACCGCGTCACGTTGTGGTTGGCTTAGAGCGGCGTGCGCGCGGCGCGTCTCGGCTTGTTCGCACGTTTGGTGCACCATTTCTCCATCTGGCCGATGCTCGCCAGGCCAGTAGACGCCGCCACCGGTCCATAGAGCCATCTTGTCGGCACCACGTTCACCGCACAGCCCACAAATATCGTTGTCCGAATTTTCGCACGAAAAAAGATGGAGCGTCATATTCCTAACTCCCGTTTATTGAGGTCGACCGCGAGCGTTTGCGCCGCGATCCGGTGTCGCCAGCCGTCTACGGGGCCGGTCGGGGCTTCCAGCAGTGCAGCGTAGGATTTCACCCCGTCATCGAGGTCGCGCACCACCTGCCAGCCCTTGAAGTCGCTATCGCAGCGCCATTGCTCGACGCGCCAGGGAGTGCCAGCAGGCACCCATGCGACCATCCCCTTTGCCTCGTAGCCGTGGGCCTTGCAATCGTCGCAGAAGCCACTCTGGAAGCCGCTGGCGCCCGTGCCAAGCCACTTCGCGGGCTTACCGCACTCGTGGCCGTAGGTGCCCGGTTCAGCGTTGTGACAGATGCCATCGAGCGCATAGAGATTGGTCACGGTTTTTCCTCCGCGCTCAAAGGCTCGGGGCGGATCCCCGCGTCTCCAAGCATTTCCAGCAGGCGCCACGCCCACATGGACGCCTTGGCATCGTCGCCGCATTGTTTGAACGCCAACGATTTCGCGAGTGCCTGGCTGATCAGGCGGCGGGTGTCGGGGGTCATTGATTTTCAACCGCAACGAGGACGGCCTGTAGCGCGTCCCAGGTGTTGCCGTCGCCAAACGGCAGGCGAGCCAACCAGGGAGCGGCCTGCGGGCAGCCGGAGATGGCTTGCAGGACCGCGAACATATCGCGGGCGTTCGCTTTGATCCGGTCCTGGCGGTCGAATGCTCTCGCGAGGCGTTCGCCGCGCTCTATGGCGCTGATTACCTGCTTGGCCGTGGCTTCGATCCCGGGCGTCTGCGGGTAACCTGTATCGTTGGTGGCAGCAGTGCGTTTGCTGCGATTAGGGTGATTTGTAATTGGAACCTCCTGTGCTGGCCGTTGCACGAAACGCCCCGGACGACCCGGGTACGTCTCGCGGCACGGTCAGAGGCTGGCGAGCAGCGCCCTCAGTTCGTCCTCGCTGGCGCCTTCCAGCTTGGCGTTCTCGCGCGTGGCGAGGATGCCGAGGATCTGCTGTTTCTTCTGCGCCCGATCCTTCGCGTCCTTGGCCTGCTGCGCCTCGTTAAGCCGCACGTCGATGACGTGCTTCGCGATGTCGAAGCGGAGTTGCACGGTCTCGTCCGGCTTCCTCTCGTTGATGAACGAGGTCGTATCGGTCTCGAGACTGCGCTTCAGCCCGACGGCCAGGTTGTCCAGGGACTTCAGCGGCAAATCCCAGAGGTCTTCCGCGAGTAGTGGCCCATGGCTGCTTTCAAACCGCAGTTTCAGGCGAGTGGCTTTTTCGAACATGGTGGTCTCCTGGGTTAGAATTGCACGCGGACAACCCGCGCGCCGTTCACGCGAACGATCGCGTCGTTGCGTTGGGTCGATGAGAAGCCGAGGCCGCTCAACTGATTGGTCGCCTCGTCGGTGCGCATCTTCGCACCCACGAGTTCCAGCACCTTCCGGTGCTGATCGAGGTCGCCGCGGAGGAATTCGTTGTAGAAGCCCCGAGCGGTGCCGTCGTTCTGGCAGTTTGCCAGCATGAAGAAGTGGTGCCGGTTGCCCACGCCATGCCCGTCCCAGTGGTTGGGCGAGAGCATGACGACGTTCACCCGGTTGAAGGTGCCTGTGTCGATATTCCAGACCTTCCGGGAGGTTGTTGTCGACGGGAGGGACTCAATGATTTCGAGCCCCTTGGCGTGACTGTAGCGGAAGGTGGCCACCGTGACAGTTTCGCCGAGCCGCAGTGCTTTCGGGTAGGCGAAGCGATAGACAGTGCCCTTGAAGTCGATTTCAGCTTCAAAGCCAACGTCAGCCGTGTTCCGTTTGGTGAACTGGTTCACGGCGAGTTGGTATGTGCCTTCGCGCATCCTGGCGGTTGTCTCGTAGAAGATATTTTCTACGGGATCGCGCACGAGGGTCATGACGTTCATATCCACGTCCAGTTGACCGCGCGACACGCGGCTGATTTTGTTGGCATAGTAGATATGCTCGGGCCCAGGCTCGACCATGTGAAAGTCCAGATCGTCGGTGTTGAACCAACCCAGCCGACAGCACAGTTCCCCGGTGACGTTGCCGCCCGCCTTTTTGACCCGCTCCTTCACCGAGTCAGCGAAGTCTCCCGCATAGGACCACGAGAAGCGGTTATCCCACCTGAACAACTGGCCAGCGTTCGGGTCTACCGGGGCGATCAAGCTGACCAGATTGCCCGCGTGGCGGTTTTCCACGAGCAATTCGACGCTGGTAGACTGCGGCAGCACCTCGGCGAGGAATTCGGCGATGCCGACATTCTGGGCCTTCTCGAATGACGCGGGCTTGACCGCGGCCGACGTCGCGATGTCATCGAACGCGCCGCCGCTCATCGCCTTCTTGGCGCTCCGGTCCGCGTACAGCACGTTGTTGACCGTGATGTCGGTCAGGTGGGCGTACCGGCGTTCCAGGGCCGACGTAAGGCCCAGTTCCTCCACGGTGGCCTTTGCTTTCGCCACCATCGCCGGCGTTACTAGCGCCGTGGGCCGTTTGTAGTTGGCAGGCGCCACCATGGCCTCGAATTTGCGGACCGCGCCTTCCAGGTCCATGCCCTCGGACAGGTCGACCAGCAGCGTACCAATGCTGGTGTTGCGGATTTTGGACACCGAACCGGGAAGCGTGCCGATTTGGGACCACACGAACGGTTCCAGGTTCGTCGGCGAGAGTTGCGCGAAAGCGGTCTGTGTCTGGCGGAACGTGGTCAGCGCGTGCTGATGTTCCTGCCCTCGGTAGAGCGCGTTCTGTCCGATCAGTTCCAGCACTGCGTCAACGGCATCGACCTTGATCTCGACAAGGCTGCGTTTCAGCACGTCATGAAGCGCGCGCGTCTCGGACAACCGTGGCCCGATATCCACACCCCTGCAAACCCGGCTGTTGGGCAGGCGCACGAAGAAATGCTCCCATGTCAGTGCGCCAGTGTCGGTCTGTTCATAATTCTTGTCGGTGCCGGCGGTCGCCTCGGTGTGCAGAAATACGTTGTCGATGGTCTTCTCACGGACAAGCTCGGCCATGGCCTGGGCCACGGTCTGATAGGCCTGGTTGGGCGTTTCGATGTCCCAAAGGCTCACGATCCTGCCGTCCACGATGGCGACGACGTCACCGATCGCGCGCACGAACTGACGGCAGCACGAGCAATCATGCTCGGTTCGCTCGCGGAAGATCGGATTGCTCCCCTTGGGGAATGATCCGAGGTAGGTGGTCCACATCGCGTCCTTGTCGGCTCCGGTGCGGAATAGCTCGTGTTTGCTCATCGCCTGCCACTGGCGGTCGATCGCGGCCTTGAATTCGCTGAACATGGTTGCTCCTTGGTTGACCTGGGTTTCTGCTCCAGGCGTTCCCTGTCCAGCACGGCGCGGGTACAGGGGACGTCAGGGTCAGTCAGTGGCCTTTATGAAAAGTCTCGCCCCCATCATGGGAGTGCCAACCATTGGTCAACGCCGCACGGTCAACCGTCCGGCCGGCCAGCATTTCCGCCTTCGCGATGGCCTGCTTCGCCAGGGCTGATCCGGTCGCCATCACGATCCGGTAAGCGCAGGCGTCAGTCACGCGGGCGGTCTCGCCTTCGGCCCATCCCCTGAACGCCACCGAACCGGTAGCGCGGGAGACGATGGCCTTGGCCTGGCCATTCGCCAGCAGGACGGACAGGCGCGCGATAGCCGTGCGCACCTCCGCTTTCCGTTGGTCAAAGGTCTGATTTGGGCGGCGTTGGGTGTCGCACGGCATTGCGGTGGTCTCCCTCAGAATTCAATGGCGGGGGTGGCGACGCCAGCGGCGGGAGCCGGGGGCGGGGGATCCGGCATGTCGGCGTCCAGGTCGATCGCGCGGCCGGTCACGGTGGCCTCGCGCACCTCGGCGGCGTCGTCCATGTCGATGAAGCCCGCGCGCGACTGCTGGATCGTGCGCATCGTTTGCTCATCGAGTTCCGCCGCGCCTGTTCGCCGGCCTTGACGATCTTGCGGGCCGCGCTGCGGGCGGCGTCGATGCCGCGTTGGGCCCGTTCCGCCGCGTCTGGTGACAGCATCGTGCTTAATGCTTTCGCCTTGTTGGCGGCGTCCCGGACCGCCTGGACGTCGAGGTTCCGAAGGCCGCGTTCCATGGCGGTCATGAGGTCGCGGATCTCGCCATTGATCGCGCGGATTGCCTCCACGTCATCAGCGGCGACGCGCCCGATGATCACGTAGACCGCGATACGGGTCACGTTGGCGGTGCGGTTGAACGCATCGGCCAGACCGCGCGCCTCTTCCACCGCGGCGGTCAGCTTCTCCCCGTCGGACGCGGGGCAAAGCAGGCCGAACGATGACGGCGAGCAAACCGAGGTAATCAGGCTCCGCGCCTTGCTGCGGATCTTGGTCGCTTCCTCATGCTCGCGCGGATGCTCGATGCCCCGCTTGGTCTCCCATGCGGCCTGCCGGGTGCCGTCATCGGTTAGGTGGTCGGCCTCGATGTCCATCTTCGTGTAGCTGACGTTGCCGCGCATGGAGGTTTTAAGTGATACGAGCAATCCGGGGCGCAGAGTTGAGATTTGCATTGTCGTGGTGTCCTTGTGTGTGAGGTTCAGAGATCGATGGACCGGGCGGCGATGGTGCCCCCGGCGATAGCGGCCTCGGCGGTGGTGGCGCGGCGCGCGCGTCCCTCGGCCCATGAGCGGAGCGTGGCGATCTTCTCGGCTGATGTCTTAGACAGCGGGACGACCGTCGCCGCGGCCATCAGCATGTCCGAGGTGATGATGTCCCGCCCGCCGTCGGCGAACGCGGTGTACATGGCGTCCGGGACAAGCGCGGCAATCTCGGATCCGGTGAAGCCCGCCGTGGCGTTGGCGATAGCCGGAAGGTCGATGGTCCGGTTATCTCCCCGACCGTTGGCCTTCAGCGCGGCAATAGCGATGTCCGCGCGCTCCTGATAGGTCGGAAGGTCGACGAACCAAATCTCATCGAACCGCCCCTTGCGCATCAGTTCCGGCGGTAGGCTGGTCACGTCGTTGGCGGTGGCAATAACGAACGCCTCGCCCGCGCGCTCCTGCATCCACGACAGGATCGTGCCAAGCGCATCGGACGATACGCCGCCGTCGGCCGCGCCCTGGGTCGCGCCGGCCAGTGCTTTTTCAATCTCGTCCAGCCACACGACGCAGCGGCCGATAGCCTCCACGACCCGCAGCGCGCGGCGAAGATTGCCCTCGGACTCCCCTACGAACTTGCTCTTGAGCGAACCCAGGTCGAGGCGCAGTAGCGGCACGCCCCATGCCGTCGCGATGGCTTTCGCGGTCAACGATTTGCCGCACCCCGGAATGCCAACCAGCATCGCGCCACGCGGCGCGGGCAGGCCATAGGCGCGGGCCTTGGCGCTGTAGGCCTGGCGGCGCGAGGCAAGCCAGCCCTTCAGCACGTCCAGCCCGCCAACCGCGTCCAGCCCGCCCAGGAGAGGATCGTACCATTCCAGCACGCGCTCGCGGGCGATGACCCGCTTCTTCTCCTTGGCGACCGTCGCCGGGACGATGGCGCGGTGCTGCACCAACGACCGCGCGTAGCATGCGGCGGCTTCCTCGCCTGACAGCCCGATCGCGGCATCGATTGCCGCATCGCGCGTGCCGTTCGGCGCGGCGGTCTCCTTCATCGTGTCGGGTAGCGCGTTGATCGCGGCGTCGAGGATGGCGGCGATTTCCTCGCGGTCGGGCATTGGCCATTCAATGACGGTCGCATGGTTCGCCAGCTCGGGCGGCACATCGGCGCTGGTGGATAGCACGATGACGGCTTGCGCGTTGTCGCGCGCGATGGTGGGCAGGATGCGCGCGAGGTTCCGGAGTTGACGGCAGGTGGTCAGCCCGATCGATCCGGACAGCCACGGTGCGAGATCGCGGAGGATCCACACACCACGCTCGCCGCCGCGTTGGGCGCGCTCGCCGATGACCCGCAGCATGTCGCCCGGGTCAGGCGAGGCGAGGTTAGGCTGAACGCGCCCGCCCATGTCAGCCACGCCCTGGCCAACGTCCCAGGTCCGCGCGACGTAGCCGGCTGATGCCGCGGCCTCGAACAACGCGGCCTCAACCCGCGCCTCTTCGCGCGATACGATCCAAAGGAGGGGGTTACGGGCCCGGAGCAAGGCCGCCACATCGGCGGTGCGCTCCAAGGACTTGCTTTTCGTCTCGCTCATTTTCGTTCCAGCCCCTGAAATCAGGCGAGGCGCCCTGTCGATCCGCGTCACGCGGGAGATAGACCAGCCTGCTGGCCTATCCCTCGGGTGGAGCGTCAGGCAGCTTTACCGTCGAGGATGATGCCGGGAGCGTCGAGACCAGCAGCGGCGGCGGTATCGTTCAGGTGCGCGGTGATAACTGCGATTTTCTCGCTCGCGGTGGCGATGAGCGCCGCGATCATGACGCGGTTACCAGCGTAAGCGTCGAGGTTAGAGAGGTCGGTGTGAAGGTCGAGGGTCAGTTTGCGAACGGATATTGCCATGGTCCTGTCTCCTGCCCCTGAAAGCCCCGAGGCGCGGGTATCGATCTCTTACGTAGCGGTTAATCAGGTCTCAGGAATGGCTTGTATAACGTCCATGAATGTTATACAAGAGATTTGTTATACAAATATGAGGTGATCGTGACGAAGCCCAGGGCAGGCGGAACAGAGTTGTTCGCGGTGCGCTTTCCGGTGGGAATGTTGGCATCGCTCAAACGAATTGCCGTCGAGGTCGGAGTGTCCACGGGGTCACTCGTCATTGAACTGGTGGGCGCTGAAGTGTCGCCCTCCCCACCGGAGGCTGGCTCCACCCGCACAAAGACTATTCTGCTGCGGTTGACTGAGGCTGAACTGGCTGCCCTCGACGACTATTGCGCCAGCCTCAGACGGCAGACCGGCGACGCGGTGACGCGCACCGACACCATCCGACGTGCCATCGCAGCCTTGGTCGCGAAGGAGCGAGCCGATGCCTGATTACTGGCCCGGCTGGCTCGATTACGACGACAGCGTGCAGCTCGCCATCGTGCGCGCCGACTATCGCCGCATGCAGCGCACCCACGCCGAGACCGAGTCCCTCTACGCCAGGCTCGCACGCCAGCGCGTCCGGTTCATCCTCAACCGGCTGGTGAACCGATGAAAGACTGGGGAGACCCAGTGCGGAATGCTGAGATTGTTCGCCGATACCTTCTGCCTACCAGCCTAGAGGCGTTGTCTGTCGAGTTCGGGGTCACTCCGCAGCGGATTAGTCAGATCGTTAAAGTGGCCGGCGCAGTTCGCGCGCCGATAATTCCCGTCCGGCCGAACAAGAAGACAGAACGCAACGCCGAGGTCGTGCGGCGGTATTTGCTGCCGACGAGTATGAGCGTCCTGGCGGCGGACTTTGGGGTCAGGCGATCAACGATCCTTAAAATCATCCAGAATGCAGAGGTTCATCGTCCCAGGATTGAAATATATCGGACCTGTTTTGCAATCCGAACTAAGATATGTACCCGTTGTGAGATCGAGAAGGACTTTGATGCTTTCAACAAGAGCACGAAGTCATGGGACGGGCTGAAGCCGTATTGTCGGTCGTGTGCTGGTAGACAATCAGCCGAGTTTCGCGTGGCGAACCTCAAAATGCTGCATGCGCGAGAGAAAGAGGGGCGCAAACGAAACGCGCCGGCAATCAAAGCCGCTGGAGCGATTAAACGCTTACGACGGTTGGAACGCACAACCCAAACTGGCGGCAATTTTCAACGTCGCCACATCGAGGCGTTGTTGAAAAGACAGCGGGGTCGATGCGCCAATCCAGCCTGTCGCGCCAGCTTGAAGGCCAAATATCACGTTGATCACGTCATGCCGTTGAAACTCGGCGGGTCCAATTCGCATCGCAATATTCAACTGCTGTGCCCACCATGTAATCTAAGGAAGGGGGCCGAGCATCCGGTGGATTTCGCCCAACGCAATGGATTGTTGTTGTGAGGCTTGCGGAGCGTGACATTCGGGTAGTAGATGGCGGCGTTGCAACATGGAAGGAGATCACAAATGGGTCAGCCCCTCGGAAGCCCGGTCCAAGGGACCGTGCGCGCTCCATCGCAGACCTCGGCGAAGATGGACACCAGCACAGGCTCGGGCTCGCGCCCGGGTAACACGCGCTACCCCATCGAGTCGTCTGCTCCCTCGAACCCGCGCATGCTCGATCGCGACCCGCCAGCAGGTTGGCTTGGCAGTGGTGGCGAAAAGGCGCGCGGCTAACCTCATACATCCGCGCCGGGTTGGCGCGTCCGAGTGAAGCGGCCCGCTACCCAGGAGTGATCCAGGCGGGCCGTTTCCACGAGTGGAGACAGAAACTGACCAAGCCGCTGATCCGTGTCGGTGACGTTCTCAGCTTCCCGCCCGACACCAGACTGTGGGGCGTGGTCGCCATCGACGCGCGCGGCTACGTGATAGTGCCAATTTCAAATCAGAATAAATCATGCCGGTAGGTGGCAAGCGGCAAGGCGCTGGACGGCCAAAGGGAGCGCCGAACAAGCGCACGCTTGAGGTCGCCGAGCGGCTCGCCAAGCTGGGCTGCGATCCCATCGTGGGCATGGCGCGCATCGCCATGGGCAAGAATAACCCGATGGAGCTGCGCGGGCGCATGTTCGCCGAACTGGCGCAATACATCGCACCGAAGCGGCGCGCGATCGAGCACAGCACCGATCTCCCGACGTTGGAGGCTTTGCTTGGCCGGCTCGACGACTGAGGACCGGTTCCTCGCCAATCTGAAGCGGCTACGCGACGATTACCCGCGCTACGCGGCGGAATGCCTGAAGATCAGGGACAAGGACGGGCTGATCATCCCGTTCGTGATGAACAGCCAGCAGCGGTATTTGCACGAGCGCATAGAGGCGCAGCGCGCGAAGACGGGCAAGGTGCGCATCATCGTCGGCAAGGGCCGGCAAACGACTGCGAGCACCTACGTGGGAGGACGGTTCTATCACCGCACCAGCCTGCGCAAGGGACTGCGCACGTTCATCCTGACGCACAGCCAGGCCGGCACGGATGCGCTATTCGAAATGGTGACGCGGTTCCACGAACACACGCCGCTTCGACCCAGCACGGGCGCGTCGAACGAGAAGGAGCTCTACTTCGACAAGCTCGACAGCGGCTACGCAGTGGGCGTGGCGTCGAACAAGGGCACGGGCCGGTCCCAGACGATCCAGATGCTGCACTGGTCAGAGGTGGCGTTCAGCGCGAACGCGGAGGCGCACCAGGCGGGCGTCGTCCAGACGGTGCCTGACCGCGTAGGGACCGAGATCATCAAGGAAAGCACCGGCAACGGGCCCACCGGTCTGTTCCATGCTGACTGGCAGCAGGCCGAGGGCGGTATCGGCGACTACGAGGCGGTATTCATCCCGTGGTTCGTCGCCGGCGAGTATGCGCGCGAGCCTGAGCCGGGGTTCGCATGCGACGATGAGGAACGCGAGTATCAGGCGCTCTACAAGCTGACCGACGCGCAAATGTGCTGGCGCCGTGCGAAGATCCTCGAGCTGAAGAACCCGAAGCTGTTCAAGCAGGAGTACCCGGCCTGCATTGCCGCTGGTCAGCGTGTTGGTGTCCACGAAGCCGGCTTGGTGCCCATCGAGCAGGTTAAGGTGGGTTGCTCGACGCAAACCGGCGCCGTGTCTGCTGTGATGGCCAATGGCGAGCGGGAAACGGTCAAGGTCAGGACCGAGATGGGTTACGAGGTCATCTGCACGCCAGACCATCGCATCGCTCGACATGACGGTTCTTGGATTGAGGCGGGTGAAACCGAGGGTGAGATCGTTCAACTCGCTGTGCCGCGGTTCGCCCGCAATCACGCCGTGGTCGAATGGCATCCGTTCCCATGTGTGGTGTCGCGCCTCGCCGTCACAGAGCGGTTCGCCCGGTTACTCGGCTACTTCATGGGTGATGGCTCATGGCACGATGGGACATTCTCAATCGTCTGCACTGGCGTTGACGACGATGTGGTGACTGACGTGTTGGCTTTGGTTGCCGAGTTCATAGGCGAGCCAACAACGCGGCCTGTCGGCAAGCAGGGGGGCGGCGTCGAGGTTCGCATAGGCCGTGCCGGCTTTGCTGATGTGCTGCGCGCGCTGGATGTGATCCGGCCCTCCGCGCCGCATCGCATCGTCAAGGTGCCTGAGTGCATATTCGCCTCTCCCAAACCGATCGTGCGGGAGTTCTTGCGCGCGCTGTTCGAGGCAGACGGGTTCTGCCAGCGAAGCGGCGCTGGTGTTTCTCTGTTCTCGAAGCACGAGGCGTTCCTTCGGGACGTGCAGCACCTGTTGCTCGGCTTCGGCATCACGTGTCGGCGCACCAGGGAACGCAAGATCGCGAAGGACGGTCGCGTGTTCCCAGGGAATGCGCTCGTGCTGCGCGCCAAGGAGACACGCCTGTTTCTACGTGAGGTCGGGTTTATCTCGCAGCGGAAACAGGACCGACTAAGTGGCTATCGATCGAATGGACAAGGGCGTCCTGGGCAGGATGCGAACCTGCTGGATCGTGTGGCCTCGGTGACAGAGGCGGGAACTCGGCCGGTCTATGACCTGACGATCCCGGGGGCCGAATGCTTCGATGCCGGTGGCATCCTCGTGCACAACTGCCCGATGGAGATGTTCCAATATACGGCGGCGAACTCGTTCATCGATCCCGAGCTCGTCATGGCGGCGCGGCGTAACGTGTGCGATGGCCTGGGCGCGCTGGTCATCGGCGTGGACCCGGGCGGGCGCGGCCTGAATGGTCGGTTTTCGGTGGCGTGGCGCCGCGGCCGCAAGGTGACGAAGGTCGAAAGCCGGTCGGGCATCGGCACTAACGAGCAACTGGCGTGGCTGCGCGACATCATCGATCAGGACAAGCCGGACGCCGTGTTCATGGACGTCGGCGGCGGCGGCGATAAGCTCTTCGATATCCTCAATAGCTGGGGTGAACCCTACTCCAAGGTGCTGAAGCTGGTGAACTTCGGCGATCCCGCGCACCAAGAGGTGACGATCCTGCGCGACGGCACGAAGCGCGCCGGCCCGCTCAACCGTCGGGCGCAAATGTGGGAGCGGCTGGCCGATTGGCTGGGTCAGGTGGGCGGCGCCGATCTCCCGGAGCTTAACAGCCTTCAGAGTGATCTCTCGGCCCCAGGCTTCCATTACCGGACGCTGGACGGGAAGATGGTGCTCGAAAGCAAGGAGGACATGAAGAAGCGCGGCATCCGCTCGCCTGACGAGGGCGACGCGGTCGCGCTGACGTTCGCCGAGCCGGTGAAGGACCGCGCGCCAGCACGCGAGGGCCGTCGTGAGATGGTGGAGGCGGCGACGGGCCCCACCCAGTCGTGGATGGGGGCGTGACGCGCCGGGATCATCTACGTGCGAGGATCGCGGCGATCAAGCGGGCGTTGGCCGTTGCCGAGGACGAATTACGCGGGATCGAACGCGCGGCGCTGGCCGAGGCAGTCGACAAGGTTGTCGTGCGCGGCAGGTGGCTGACGGACGACAGGTTGGCCGCGCTGCGGCACTTTGTCATCGAAGATCGCATGATGCCGCACCAGTATTGCCCGCTGCTGCGGCGAATGCCCGGGCCCGAGATGCCGAGCGACAAGGCGGTGCAGAACCGGGCGCGGTCGCTGCGCATCGTGATCCCGATCGCCAAGCCTGAACCCGTTGCACCGAAGCCCGCGCCTGTTGCGCCGCCTCCCGTCGTTGTTGCGCCGGCCAAGCCGGAAGGCATCTTCACCACGAAGACACCTTCAGCGCCGCGTCCTGGCTTCTCCATGGGTGCGATGGCCGGCCCCGACCCGATGGCCGAGAAGTGGCGGGCCGAGCGCGCGAAGGGGCACGTCGGGAGGGTGTGACGCCTATCTGTGCGTACGCGGCATTGAACGTACGCACAGAATATGCCAGCCTCTGTACGCACACGAGGGGGATTCGATGGCAGAGAAGCGAACGAGCCGACTGATTGTGCGTACAACACCCGAGGAGCTGGCCGATTGGGAAGCGCAGGCAAAGGCGCTCAGTCTGACCCTCGCTGAACTGGTGCGGATGCGGATGCGGCGGCCCGAGGCGAACGAGACGGCGCTACCGGTGCCACCCTCGCGCGGCTCGACCAAATTGGCGGCGAAGGCGCGGCAGGTGGGGAAGGTGCTTCGCGCCGCAGCTCCGAAGGCATCATTGGAAGCGGTTGTGTCGGCCTCCCCATTAGGCCCCGTTTTGACTGGTGCGGTTGAGGCCAAACCACTGACCGATGCCGAGCGGGAGTATCGACGCAAGCTTTTGGTCGGCGCGATCAACCCAGGGAAGGGCAAGAAGGCATGAGCAGCACGAATTCAGCGACGATGAGCCTCGAGGAACGGATCGTTCAGCGACTCAAGGACGACACGCTGATGTCGTTGATCGGTGACGAGGACGCGATGACGGAGCTGGTCCGTCGCGCCGTAAAGCAGGCGCTGTTCGACCGTCGGCAGATCAAGGAAGGGTATCATACCCGGGAGATTGCCAGTCCGGCCGTCGCTGCGGCGGAAAGCACGGCTGTGGCCATGTGTAAGACAGTCATGGGCGAGTTGTTGGCGGATCCGAAGGTGAAGCAAACGATACGTGACGCGATCCTGGACGTTCTGCCGCAGGCGATGTTGACGTTTTTGGGTAACTCGATGTCGTCGCTCCTGCAAATGGCCAGCGAGAACGCGGTGCAGCGGGTCAGGCAGCTTAAACAGGAAGGGCAGCTATGATCGAGGCCGGCAAGCGCTACCACGTCGTCAACCTGGGCGAGGGGTTCGTTCGGTTGGTCGAGGGCATACCGGACCCGGAGAAGCCCGACGACCCGAGCAAGGACCGAAAGGACGGCGACACGGTCATCGCCGGCGAGAACTATCCGGGGAGTCCGTTTTGGGCCGAGGTGCTGGCGGCTGACGTCGTCTGGACCGACCGTGGATACAAGCGGTTCTGGGAGTATGCGCCGTTGCGGGCGGCACGCATCCGGGAGGGCGCGTTGTGAGCAGGCCGCCGTTCGAGACCTTCACCAAGCCGACGTGTCGGGGATCGTATGCGCTGGGCTCCGCGTGCGGCCACTGCGAGCGGTGCGTATGGGAGCGTACGCAGATGGCCGGGTTGCAGGCCGACACGCCTGACCCGTCCGTGATCGTATTGACGCCGTCGGTGGGTAAGACGTGGGAGCCGTTGCCTATGTTCCGGTGGAAGGGGTTCCCGATCATGTGGAACGACAAGCACCTTGGCGACCGGCAGGAACTCCAGCAGGAATGGTTCTGCCGGACCAGCGGCGAGCGGGAGTGGCGCGCTGTGCCGTTCGAGCCATGAGCGAAAGCTATACGTTCGTGGTCGCGGCGGCGGCTCTGATGGGGATCGGGTTAGGTGCGATGCTCTACAACCCTCGGCAGACCATCCCGTTTGCGATGCTCTCCTTGGCGTGCGCGGCGATTGCAGCCGTCTTGAGGATGCCATGACCTGGCTGCACCGTCTCGCGCACCTGCTGCGTTGGAACCGTGGCGAGGTGGTGTCCGTGACCGCGCGCGGCGTGGTGTGGATCGGGTTTCGGTGCCACGGGTGCGGGAAGGTGGACGGTAAGCATGTGGCGTTCAGCTACGTGCCGGCGGATGAGGAGTTCAGGACGTGATGGATATGACGGACCATGAAAAGCGCCGTCGCGTCGACCAGATCATCGCCTATTGGAATGATCCGCGCCAAAAGATGCGTGAGGCGCTGACGAAGGCGGCGGAAGCGAAGCGCCTCGGGATCCGCTACAGCACAGTGGCGTATCCCTCGATCGATGGCGAAGCGCTGTTCTTGGCCGACGCGATTGGTTGGGCGAGCCGTGACTGAGTTCGTGATCCTGCTTGGTATCGGCGTGGCCGCAGTGATAGGGACGATTGAGTGGCTGCTGTTTGGGCGTTGACAGGAGGTGAGGATGGAACGGGAAACTGAGGTTGATCTACCGAGCGGGTGGGTGTCGAAACCCTACATGAATAAGACCATCCTGTACCGAGAGCGTGGTGACCTATCAATAGTTGCCTCGGCTGATTGTCGGTTGTGGCCCGAGCAAATCCTCTACTTCGAATTCGCCGAGGGCGAGCAGTGGACGCCCGAGCAGGTTGCGGCGATGAAGACGAACGGCGGCACGACCCCGCTTCAACCAGGGCAGCGCCTCCGCAAGCCGATCAGCTACACGGTCAAGCAGGGGACAACTGTGGCAGCGACTGCGATGGACCTTGGGCATACCCATGACTTCAAAATTGATCGCGTCACGGAGGCGATGAGCGCTATCGAGGGGCCGGTGTCCGTCGCCTTGGAGCCAAAGCCGCCTTTCTTCGTGTCGGCAATCGACGTCGACGAGGCGGCGTGGAAGGACGCGATGCAGGGGGCGGTGTCGTATCTGCCCCACACGCCCTCGGACGATCTGGTGCGGGAGCGGGACGCGGCGCGCGCCGATGCTGAGACGTGGCGCAGGGCTTACAACACCATGGCGCACGATCGGGATGAATGGTCCGCGCAGTGCGCCAGGATGGTGACTGAGCGGGACCACCTGAAGGGCGAAGTTGATCGTCTGGCAAATGGGCCGCCGACCCAGCATCCGCCCGAGTTCGTCGCGAAGGTTCTGATGGATCGCGAGGGCCGGCGCGATGACCCGATGGCGCACGCGCGGCTAACGGAGGTCATACGCTGTGCCCGATTGGACGGTCGAAAGCAGGCGCGGGACGAGATTGCCGCGCGCGACGCGACGATCGCCGACCTGAACACGCGGCTGGCCCAGTTCACCGCGGCAAACGCGCCGACCGTTCCTGATACCCCGAAGCCGACGCACAACCCGTTCCAGCACCGGGAGTGCGAGCCGTGGCGCATGGGACCGGAGGGGATCTGATGCCACGTTCGAAGAAGGCCAACACGCCCGCTCGCAAGCGCCAGTGGGATGCAATTGAGGAATCGGTCCTGAAACAGACAGGATCGCCGAAGCGCGCCGCTATGGCCGCGAACGCGGTTGTCCGCGATCGTCCCGCGAAGACCAAACCGAAAGGAAAACGCTGATGGCGCTGTTCGACACTCTCGGGATACGGGACCCGCGAAAGACGCTCGCGGAGGGGTTTGCGCGGAAGGTAGAGGAAGCCGCCTCTGGCGGGAAAAAGGGCGGCGACAAACGCGAACCCGAGAAGCCGCCGCAGAAGGCGAAGGGCGGGAAGGTGACCAAGGTCGCTGGCAAACCGGTCGGGCGCGACGACGGGTTGATCGCGGCGCAGAAGGGAGAGCACGTCATCAAGCGGGCGTCCGCGCAGAAGTATGGCGATCGCAAGATGGCGGCGGTAAACCGAGGAACGGCGAAAGTGACTATGCCGAAGGGGAGTAAGCGCTAATGGCCAGAGACGATCTGCCAGCCTACATCGAGTCAGATACCAACGAGAGCCGGGCGGCGGATAGTCGTGCGCGCAAATTTCTTCGAGACGGGCAGCAAAAGCAGATGTCTCAGCCGCCGAGCAAGATGACCGCTGAAATGCGCCAGTTCTACAACGCTCCTGACGCGCTTGGTGGCTATTCCAAGGGTGGCAAGGTGAAGAAAGTCGCGAGGATCACGAAATCGAACAAGGGCACGGCGAAGGTGACGAAACCAAAGAGGAAGTGATGGCATACGGTAGCGGCCCTCCACTGAACGCGACGCCTGCGGATGACCGACGCTGGGAGGAAGCCTGCCGAAAGCAGGACAGGGCTGTCATGGCGGAAATCGCCGAGCGGAACCGGCAGGCGATAATGGGGTCGCAGTCTCCACCACGAGGAAGGAATAACGGCATGCCGTGGTCTATCGCTGGTGGTGCGATTGGTTCGGTGTTGGTGGGCGGTGGCACGATCACCACGCCAAGCACGCCTCAGTGGATGGGCGTTGCACAACGCTATAATGCCGAGCAACAGCAGCAGGCTTACCTGCAGGCGCTGGCGATCCAGCAGTACCTTGGTCAGGGGATTGACCAGGGGCTTGGCCAATCCGTTCTTCAGCCGTGGCAGCAGCCGGGCTACCAGGGCTTGGAGGTGGCGCCTACCCAGGCCGAGGCCGTGCCCGCTGAACCGCCGCCACCCGGCAAGCGTGAACTTGACCTTGACCAAATCCGCGAGGTTGAGGCACCGAAGATCGTCGCGCGGGAAATCGAACTGTGAAGGGTCACACCATGAAGAACAGTACACTGACGCCGGTCCTGCCCGCGAAGGGCAAGAAGAAGAAGGGCCCGCCGCACAACGTCACGCCGAAGGACGGGGCGAAGGACCGGAACTTCACCAGGGACGGTAAGCCGCGGCTGTCGGCGTCGTCGGGTGAAGGGTCTATGGGACAGCGCAGGTGATCGACGGAACCCAGTACGCGATCACACTGAGTTTCGTGGTGGCGGACGGCGGCCAGTCGTTCGATCAGATCGCGGTGATTGATCGGAAAGACTGCCCGCCGGAAATCCTCGGCCGCTTTCTTATCCACCTGGGGCAAGAAATGCTTGCGGGTAAGGTTGAAGCTATGGGGGCGTCATGACAGCCGACGACATCATTCGGGCCAACCCGGAATACGGCTACGAGCCGACCGAGATTGGCGGCATGGCCGGGCTAAAGGGAAAGCACCCGGAGACCGGCGAGGAATGGTGGTGCGTTTACTGCGACAACTCGCACGTCGCCTCCGTTGGGCCGTGGACGGCTGAACAGATCAGGTCAGCCGCGACGAACCTGGCTGGGTCCACGGGCTACATCGACCGCGGCCACTACCTGAAACGACCAACCAACGACGGAGCAAACCGATGAAGGCGCCAGTTAAGGCAATGAAGGCGGCGGGCGGCAAGCACAAGGCCGAGAAGCCGCAGGGCAAGATCAAGGGCTCGGGCGTGAACAAGACCGCCAAACAGATGCCGCCGGCGAAGGTGCCGCAGGTGGATATGAAGACCCGGTATGGAAAGCCCAGCCAGACCCAAAAAATGAGCTAATGCGGCCAGAACCGTGCGTTTCGTGGTGTATCTATGAGCGCGGGGCGTGTCGGTTTTGCGGTTGGCCAAAGGATCGAAGCAACATGCCTCTGACAATGTATGACGTGGCGATCGACGATAAGCGCGAGGTCACCCAGAAGGACGTTGACCGGCTGGTGGCGGTCGAGCAGGCGTATGGCCGGTTGCGCACGGCGATGGCCGACACGCATGGGCGGCTGATGGAGCAGATCGGGGCGATCGCGCTGTCGTCCGAGGTCGAGAAGGTGGTGCCGAACGAACTGCCGACGGGGGACGTGTGATGGACATCCTGCCGATGCCGCCCTCGGACCCGGCCAAGGTGATTGCGAAGGCGCATGAAGTTCTGTCTCGGCCGGAATACACGGACTTCCCTGACGCTCCTGTCCGGACGCCGCCGCCCGCGCACAGCGGTCTGGAATGCCACATGCGCAGCATGTCCTACTGCCAGAACGAACCGCACTGCACGGAGGCGGGCGAGTGCGTGCTGTTCCTGGCGATCCCGAGCGCCCGGAACAGGAAGGCTTCTGATATCGGACACGAGGCAGCCTTGCGCGCGATCCGTGAGGTGACCGGCGTGCGACAGGACCGACCATGGACCGCGCTGTCGCTCATCGATCAGATTGCGCGGAAGGCGCTGGCATGAAAGAAACGGACGTGATCCCTCGGTCCGATTTGAAGGTAGAAATGCCGAAAGGCGCGGCGTCTCCGAAGCCGCCGCAACTCTTACGCATCCCGACTTCGTTCCATTCGGTAGATGAAGTCCTCGGTGCCGCGGCGAAGATGAACCTACCGCATTGCGTGGTGCTTTCCGAGACCGAGGCCGGTGGTCTGGTGCTGCTCGACAGCGGCATGACCATGGCGCAGACGAATTGGCTGATCGACCGGCTGAAGGCGCTGATGCTGGCCCCGGATCAACCTGCGAGGCCGAAGTGATGCTGCCGCGCCACGCCACCGTCATCACCACCCAAACGCCGCAGGTTTTGTGGTGCCAGACCGATAGGTGGACGCCGGCGATGCGGGTGCGCGCGCTCCAGCGGATGGACAGCTTGCGCACGCGGCCGATCTGGCACACCCAGCCCGGGTGGACGCGGCGGGTAGTGCATGTGCCGACGAGGCCGGCGTGAACACGACGTCGCGTTGGCGCGCTGACGGTCCATGGAATGGGCGACCGCCGGCGGTGTATCCGATGGACGATCTGCGCGATCACGAGGGTGACAACCCCGCGTGCTGGTGCAAGCCGACCATGAAGGACGGCATTCTGGTTCATCATTCGATGGACCGCCGCGAGGAATACGAGGAAGGACGCAAGCCATCATGAGCGACACGATCACCCTGGCTGTCGACGACACCGGAAAGCCGCGCCTGATCACCGACAGTGAGGTGGTGGGGCAGATCGCCATGTGGGCAGTGCGCCAGCACCCGTACGGACAGCCAAACGGTTTGTTCGAACTGTGTGAGGCAGTCAGAGAGGCGGCGAAGGCGTGGCCGGACGGCGTCCCCAGCCTACGCATGTGGCGCGTTGGTGGGTGGCTGGAACTCGAACGCTGGCTGCGGCCGATCTTCGATGCACACTGGGCGCCGACCGAGTGGAATAAGCCTCGCAGCGGTCATACCGTGCAGATCATGTTCACTTCGCGCTATGACACGCCGAAGCCGGAACACGACTTCATCGACATCGACGCGCTGCTGCGCAACGTCGCCATGGGCGTGTGGCGCGCGGCCGAACGGGATGACTGATGCCCCTGACTGGCTGGACCAAGACGCTGTTCTGGGATCCGCGCACCGGGGAGGACGCGATCACCTATTCCGGATATAGCGGGCATGGTACTTACTGGGTGACCGCGCCGCTCGCGCCGGCCGGGAAATCGCGCCGCGCCCAGAAGGACGAGATACTGGACCGGATCGAGGAAGCGATTGAGCGGAATGACCCGCCTGGAGAGGTGAAGTGAGCGAGAAGCCTCCGTATGACGACGACAATCTGTTTATTCGAGCCATTGCGCGCCTCTCGTATCCTCCGGGGACAAACAGCGTGATCTATGCCGATGCTGACGCCGAAGCTAAATGGCGCGCGGAATTGTGGCGTCGCTTCGATATGAAGCGGCAGTTTGCCGGGTTGGGAGCAATCGCGTGACCGACACCCACCGACGCCACCGACTGCTCGATTACGATGGCCAGCCGATCGCCACGACGGACATCGACATCCCCAGCTTGCCGCTGATCGACCGTGACGCGCTGCCTGGCCTGCCGGCGAGCATGGAGGGGCGGCTGTTCAACGAACCGCCCCTGGAGCCTGCCGTGGTCCTCTTCCACCCGGCCGCGGAGGTCTACGTGCTGATCCGGCTGACCGACCTGGACAACCTGGTGCACTACGTCGATCAGGTGAACGGCGCGGTGCTTCAGCAGGCCATGGGTGTGCCGCCAGAGGGGGATGGGTATCCGGTTTGACGGTCAGGACACGGTTTTGTAATTTGACCCGGCTCCGTCTCTGGTTGCAGAGGGTTCGCATGATCGACCGCAGCATCCACATTCATCTGCCGGGTGTCACGACGATTGACCTGTGCGGGCCGCTCGCGTGCCCTGTGTTGTCTGAAATCCTCGCCACTGTGAAAAGGATCGAAACCATGTCTGGAACTCTTGCCGAACAACTCGCCGCCGCGCAGGCGGAAACCAATGCCAAACTCGATGCCATTGGCACCGATGTGACCGAGATCAGCGCGGACGTGGACCGGCTGCTCGCCAGCATGACGCCCGGTACCACGATCACTCAGGAAATGGTCGACGCGGCCAACTCGATCAACACTCGGGTTGGCGCGGTGAAGGACGGCTTGGACGCCATCAACGCGAAGTCGTAATGCCGGATTTTTCGGACGGAACCCGCCTGGGGCAACCTGGGCGGGTTTTCTGTTGCGTACAAAGAAATGGCCCGCATCTGGGGTGACGTCGGGCCAGTTTGTGGTTCTTTCGGTTGCCTTGCTGCGCTTCACCGCACGCCGCACCGTGACGTAATGGACACACGTTCGTCAAGAGTGTTACGGTCGCCGAAGCGAACCGTGGCGCGGTCTACACGGGCACATGAACCGCGATTGAGCGGGTGTTCGAACATTGGCGCAGGCAGTAGACAAGCCCAAGGATAACGGGCGAATTCGCATGCCATCCGTGGACAGTGCGATGAATAAGGTCAGTCCAGCGTCGATGCTTGGCGACGACAAGGGCACCGCACTGGGCTTCCCAAAGGGGCAGGAAGCCGAAAAGGAAAAGCTGTTGAGCCGCGCGCGTAAGCGCATGGAAAAGGCGATCACAGCGGAGAGCGACAACCGAAAATCAGCCCTCGATGACCGCCTGTTCAAGGCTGGCGACCAGTGGCCGAAAGAGATCATGGCCCAGCGCAACCTGGATAAGCGGCCATGCCTGACGATCAACAAGCTGCCGACGTTTATTCATCAGATCGTCAACGATCAGCGCCAGAACCGTCCATCGATCAACATCAGCCCGGTTGGCGATCGCGGCGACCCCGAGGTCGCGAAGATGTACCGTGGGCTGATCCGGTTCATTGAACGAGACTGCGCGGCCGATATCGCCTACGACACGGCGTTCGATGACGCGGTGACCATGGGCTGGGGTTACTGGCGTATCCTGACCGAGCGGGAGGCGCCGGACAGCTTCAATCTGGTGCTGGTGGTCCGGCGCATCCGCAATCCGTTCACCGTCTATCTGGATCCGGCGCACCAAGACCCGACCGCCGCAGATGCCAAGTGGGGCTTCATCACCGAGATGATGCCGCGTGACGAGTACGAGGAAAAATACCCCGACGCTGACCCGCTCAACTACACGGAAGGCGGAATAGGGGAGAAGTTCACCAACTGGATCGCCAAGGACGAGGTTCGGATCGCCGAGTATTTCGAGGTCGACTACAAGACGCGCAAGCTGGTCGAACTCGATAATGGCCATGTTGGCTGGTACGACGAACTGGACGAGATGACCTTGGCTCGGATCGGGCGCAAGCGCGTGCAAATCGTGGACGAACGCGAGAGCCGGGTTCCCAAGGTCATGTGGTACAAGATCACGGCCAACGACGTGCTGATGAAACGCGAGTGGCAGGGCTCCACCATCCCGATCGTCAAGGTTGTCGGTGACGAGATCGACATCGAGGGGAAGGTCAAATACTCGGGCGTCATCCGTCACGCCAAAGATCCGCAGCGCATGTTCAATTATTGGCGCACCGCGGAGACGGAACTGATCGCGCTCCAGCCCAAATCGCCCTGGGTGGTCGAGGAAGGCCAGATCGAGGGGCACGAGGACGAGTGGAAGAACGCCAACGTCAAAAACATGCCCTATCTGTCTTACAAAGGCACGTCGGTTGGCGGGACGCAGGCGCCGCCGCCGCAGCGGCAGCCGATGGCGGGGATTCCGGCCGGCGTGGTCCAGGCCGGCGTGAACGCCGGGCAGGACATGATGGCGACAACCGGTATCCGGTTCGACGCCACGATGAACGAGCGGATGATCGATGAGTCAGGGAAGGCGATCCGCGAGCTTCGCCGGTCCGGTGACCTTGGCTCCTTCCACTACGTCGACAACCTGGCTCGCGCTCTGAAGCGGACCGGCGAGATTTTCGTGGAGGTGATCCCGAAGATTTACGACGACCCGCGCGTGGTGACGATCCTCCGCGAGGACGACAAGGAGGAACAGGTCAAGGTCGATCCGACGCTCGGCAAGGCCATGGGCGAAGAGAAGAAGGCCGACGGCAAAACCCGCAAGCTGTTCAACCCGAAATTCGGCAAATACGGCGTGACGGTGACGATCGGCCCGAGCTACGCGACGAAGCGCATCGAGGCGGCCGAAAACATGATGGCGTTCATGAAGGCGCTCCCGCAGACCGCGGCACTCGTCGCCGATCTTTTCGCCAAAAATCAGGATTGGCCAGGTGCCGAGGAAATCGCGACGCGCCTCGCCAAGACGATCCCGCCAGGCCTGATGACGCCGGACATGAAGGACGTACCGCCGCAGGTGCAGGCGGTGCTGACGCAGCAAGAGCAGGCGCTGAAGGAACTGACGCAGCAGCTCCAGGCGGCGATGGCCGCGCTCCAGGACAAGAAGGAAGATCGCGCGCTCGAGGCCGAGAAGATACAGAAGGACTTCGAGGCCAAGCTGATCAAGATCGTGTCCGACGTCGAGACCAAGATGGCCGCGATCCAGGAGAAGGCGAGCGCCAACTTCAACACGCACATCGCCGCGCAGATCAGCCAGCTTGGTGAAGGCGTCACGTCGCTGATGCACGCGCTGGAGGAACCGGACGCGGCCAACGACGAAGAGGCGGAAGGCGCGGATGGTGCAGGCGGTGCGGGTCAAGACGCTTCGCCCGCGGATGATACGCCACCGCCCGAAGCGCTTCAGCATTTGCGGCCGGATCGAGTGACCACTTTCCGCAACGGGCAGAAGTGGACCCTTGGGCCTGATGGCAAGCCAGCGAGGGCAGCATGAGCGGCGGCGAGTGGGATCCAATCGCGCACCATGACGCCGACGAACCGCCAGCGAAGCCAGCGACCAAACCAAAGCCCAAGGGGAAGAAGAAGTCCACCGGTGGCGTGCCCGCTCCGGTGGGCATGATGCTGATGGTCCCGCCCGATTTCATCGCCGCGATCAGTTCACTTGCCGGTACGCAGGAGCGCATCGCCAGCGGCATTGAGAAATTGGTTGCCGAGATGAAGGCGCAGCGCGAAAAGACGGTCGATCCAGGCGCCTAACCACGTTCTATCCAGTTTGCGGGCCTGACCGGCTGGACGATGATGTCGATCGGATGTGGGAGCCTGGAGCGACCAGAAGGAATCGAACCTTCGTAGCCAGACTGGCAGACTGGCACTCTACCATTGAGTTATGATCGCCCAGCAGTGAGACGCCAGACGGGCCGTACCATCGCACTGCATGCCGTCGAGAGATACAGCACTATGCCCGACGCCTCACGGAGGAGAAATGCCACCGACTCAGTCGTTTGGCAACCGAACTTCCAATCGTGAGACTTGACGCGCGGTAAAACACTGGTCTAACTCGCCGACTTAGCTGACCGGGAAGCGCCTCCCCGGGTGACGGAATCCAAATCGCTATAGGATTATCGCCGCCCATGGCACTCGCAGCGCGTCAACCCGACATCATCGTTCGTAGCGCCATACCCTTGGCAGCGGTGTCGGATCAGCCGTTGGCGGAACTGCCGAAGCCCCCCGAGTCAGCCTCGAACGACGCGACGGACCAGACAGGCGGCGTCTCCAAGGAAATCAGCCCGGAAGACCTCGCACTCGCCGATGCCGCGCGCAAAGGTGATGGTACGGACCCTGAAAAAACTGGCGAGATGGCGAAAGCCGATGATGCCAAGGGCGATGACGATGCCGAGGAACTCAGCGTCGACGGCAAGGAGGTCGAGGATGAAGCGGCGGTATCCGATCGCCTTCCCGACTGGGCCCGCCGTCAAATCCTGACCGAGAAGAAAAAGGCCAAGGAGTATCGCCAGGCGCTGGAGAAAGCAGCCAAGGCGAAGGTCGGCAGCGAAGCATGGGAAACGGCGGTCAATCTTGCCCGGGATCAGATCGTCCAGAAGGAGCGGGAGGCCGCTACCAGCGCCGGCAAGAAGGCTCGCGATGCGGAAGCCGCGGCCGAAGCTGCCCGGGTGGAACTCGCGGAACTGAAGGCGCGTGTCCCGACCGAAACCAAGGTCGATGAGGTCGCCGATACTGACCCGCGCCCGACCCGCGACGCCTTCGACGACCCGGACGCCTACGATGATGCTCTGACAGATTGGGCACGCCGCGATGGTCTCCGGGCGGCGGAAAAGGAAGCGGCCGAGAAGAAGGCCGCGGCGGAAGCCGAAGAGCGCGCCACCAAAGAGCAAGAGGAAAAGGACGCCCAGGAGGCGGAACTCGTCAAGCTCAACAACACCTGGAACGAACGCCGCGCCGCCACGATGGAGAAATACGCCGATTACGCGGAGGTGGCCGAGGCCGACCCCGCCGAGGGTGGACCGGTGATCTCCAAACCGATGGCGTTCGCCATCATGAAGGTCGAGAACGGCCCCGAAGTCGCGTACTTCCTGGGACAGAACACCGAAGAGGCGGCGCGCATCGCGAACATGCCGGATGCCGCGTCGCACTTCATCGAAATCGGCCGTATCGCCGAGAGGTTGGCCAATCCCCCTCGCCGGCGTGCGCCGCGCGAAGAACCGATCGAGCCAATTGACAGCGGACGGAATGCTGGCGACCGATCAGACGAAGAGCCTGATATGGAAGCCTACGCCGCCAAACGGAACGAAGCACTGCGCGCCACCCGGCGCCCGTTCTTCCCGGAAGGTGGACTGCACTAAGCCTACCCACCGGCTTCGGCCGGGTGACGACCGCCTACCCACCGGCATGACCGGGTATCGCGACCGAGAGCGCATCTCGGGTTCGAGGACAATTCCCATGAACAACTGAACACGCCCCATGCGGGGCGCACAGGAGAAATCCCTTGGCCACGAACGCCCTGCTCACGCCGTCCTTGATCACCAAGGAAACGCTGGTCATCTTGACGAACAACCTGGTCGCCGCGGGCAAGGTCAATCGTCAGTTCGAGAACCAGTTCGTCAAAATCGGCACCACGCTGACTGTCCGCAAGCCGAACCGCTTCACCGTCACGCTTGGTCCGGCACTTCAGATCCAGGACATCACCGAGCCCTCGACGTCGATCAGCATTTCGACGCAGGCGCACGTTGACTTCCAGTTTTCCTCGCAGGAACTGACCCTGACGATCGAGGAATACTCGGAGCGGTACTGCAAGCCCGCCGCGGAAACCCTGGCGAACACCATCGATACCTCGGTGCTGGCGCTGTGGAACCAGTTTTCCAACGAGGTCGGCACCCCCGGCACGCCGCCGAACTCCTTCGCGTCGATCGCCGCGGTTGGCCAGCGCCTCGATGAGAACGCGGCGCCGCAGGATGGCCGCGTGCTGATCCTGAACCCGGCCGCTTACTGGGCCATCGCCAACGGTGTGAGCAACCTGTTCACCCGCTCTGTCGCCGAACCCGCGCTGAAGGGCTTCCTCGCGGCGATCGCCAATTTCGAAATCTACCTGGATCAGAACGTCCAGGCGCAGACCGTTGGCGCTTACGCCGGCACACCGGTGGTCAATGGCGCGAACCAGAGCGGTTCGAGCATCATCACCAATGGCTGGACGGCCAGCATCGCGGCCCTGCTGAACGTCGGTGATACCTTCACCATGGCCGGCGTGTACGCGGTCAACCCCCAGAACTATCTCAGCACCGGGACGCTGAAACAGTTCACCGTGACTGCGGTTGCGGCATCTGACGCAGGCGGCAACGCAACGCTGCAAATCTCCCCGGCGATCACGACCTCTGGCGCATACCAGAACGTGTCGGCGGGCCCGGCCAACGGTGCAGTTATCACACCGCTGGGCAGCGCCAGCACCTCCTACTTCCAGAACATGGGCTTCACCCGCGATGCCATGGGCCTCGTGTGTGTGCCGATGGAACTGCCAGGAGGCGTCGACTTCGCGGCCCGGCAAATGTTCCGCAATATCTCGATGCGTATCGTCCGGGCCTATGACGTCTGGAATGACGTGACCCCGTGCCGTATCGATATCCTGTTTGGCGTCGCCCAGTTCTACAACGAGCTTGCTTGCCGGTTGACGAACTGATGAACCGGGCCCAGCGACGCGCGCAACGCAAACTCCGGGAAGATTACCGTTCGCTCCTTGAACAAGAGCGCAACGGGCGTCCGATCGACCCGGAGATGGCGGCGAGAATGACCCAGCAGAAAGAGCCAGAGCCGCTCTTCCAGGTTGGCGTCACCGTGCGCGAGACCGGAAAGGTCGTGTTTCTGGGCCCGATGATGTGCGCGGATGCCTGCGGGCAGATGGTCGAAGCGGTCAACCGCCAGATCCTCACCCAAGGGCGCCGCGATTGGACCAAGGCGGAAGCCTATCCGATGACGCCAATTTCCCCGAATGGAGTGAACTGACATGAGCGGCACCAACAACGGCACCGGTGAGCCCAGCACGACGGGCAACGTCACCACTACCTCGAACGTCCGGCAACTTTCCGACGGCAATGGATTGCGCGGCGGCCCTGGCACCCAGATGGGCTTCAGCGCGAGCGATAAACTCGGCTTCTACGGCGCGACCCCGATCGTGCAGCCCGCCGGCTCGCTGGAGGCCGCGGTTAACACCGGCCAGGCTGGCGGCCTGGTGATGACCTTCGCCTCTTTGCAGTCGCCATCTTCCGTGGTGACCCTGACGAGTGCGGAGCAGTCGATCACCGTCCAGAACGGCACCGGGAGCACTCTGACGCCGATCACCGGAGACTTCATGATCGTCAACAAGCCGACCTCTCAGGCGGGGATTGGTGTCGGCAACGTGCGCCAGTCCTCGGCGAACGTAATCGGTCTGACGTTCAACAACTTCTCCGCTGGCACCCTGACCCCGACCGCTTCTCAGGTTTACGGGATCGTCGGCGTGCGCGGGATTGGCGTCCTCACGGCGGTACTGACCCCCGCCGCGGTGGTATCCAGCACCACGGTCGAGCAGTTGTTCACCGTGCCCGGCCTCGCGGTTGGGAGCGCGATCGCGGTCAACAAGCCAACGACCAACGCCGGGTTGGATATCGTCGGCGTGCGCATCGCGGGCGATGACTCGGTCGGCATCACTTTCGCCAACCTGACGACCGGAACCCTGACGCCGACCGCTGGTCAGACCTATTCCTTCTTCCAGACGGCGGGTATCGGCGCGGACAACAACACGGTCCTGATCGCGGCGAACTCAACGCTAACGCCGGCGACCGTGGCGACCATCACGACCGCCGATATCACGCTGACCTCGGCGAACGTGCTGGTCGATGACGTGCAGATCGGTGTGCAGAAGCCCACGCTGCAGGCGGGCCTTGGCCTGGTCGCCGGCCGCGTATCGGCGGCGAACACGCTGAAGGAGACGTTCGTCAATCCGACGGCTGGCACCCTCACGCCGACGGCTTCGGAAATCTACCTGATCACGCTGAACCGGATGGCACCGGCGGCACCAGCGGTCGTCTACAGCCCGACCCTGACGCCAACCGTGGTCGCGGCCAACACGACTGCCGAGCAGACCTTCACTGTCACGGGCCTGGTTTCTGGTTCGGTGGTGATCGTGAACAAGCCGACGGCGCAGCGCGGCCTTGGTATCGTCGGTGTCCGGGTGTCCGCGTTGAACACCCTGGCGATCAACTTCTGCAACGCGACCGCGACGGCGATCACTCCGACGCCGGCCGAGGTCTACACAGTGGCCAACTTCCAGGCGCTGATCGACACCACCTCGGGCAATGCAATGGCCCAGCCGGTCTTCGCGGCCGATACTGGCACGACCAACGTGGCCAACGCAGCGCGCAACGCGCTGGTCTCACTGGGCCTAATGTCCGGCAGCTAACCATTTGACAGGGTAACGGTGGGGGTTGTTACTTCCCCCACCGGCATCCAGCCGGGTGCCTACCGGCGGCTGATAGCCGGGTGGAGAGAGCGCCTTGGCTGATGAACCGATAGAGTTCATGGGGAGAATTGGGGCAACCCCATCTCCTGAGCATGAAAAAATCGTCAGGGAAACCGCCGGAAAAATCTTACTCATGCTGAATGAGGTCGGAGGCGCCTACACTCCGGACATCCTTGGCACGGTCCTGTTGAGCAGCTTCATGAGCCAGACCGATCCAGTTCATGCGTTCAATCTGATCACGCAGAATGTCGCCTCCGGTATCCGGCAAATTCTTACGCCAGTCCAAGGAAACGCCTGATGAAAATCGCTGTTGGCGTGCCCTCGCGCGGGCGTCCACTTGATCTCGCCGCGTCGATCCTCTCGCTCGAAAAGACCCGCAGCGGTCATCATGAGGTCCAGTACATCGTGGGCCATGATCACGGCGACACGGAAACAATGGAGATCGCCTCCCGGTTGCTGGCGCGCGGCGTGAACGTCAAATCATCGTTCGGTCCGCGCCCGCTCGGCCTGGGTGAGATCAACAACCGGCTGATCGCCGCGGCCGACAAAGAGGCGGCATTCCTGCTTTGGACGGACCGGTCCGTGATCATCGCGCCGCACTGGGATCATGACCTCGCCTCTGGCGTGATGCAGTTCCCCAATCGTGTTTTGTGGCTCGATAGCATTCACCTGGTCGGTCCCGCGCAATATATCCTGCCACCGGCATGGCGCGCTGCCCTCCCCGGTCCCGCCAACCCCGCGATCTTCCCGTTCTGGTTTGATGATAGCGCCGTCGAGGAAGTCGATGCCCTGGTGCACGGTTTCCCGCGCGTCGCCCTCACGTCGAAGTGCGCCGGCCCCCGCACCGACAAGACCACCCGTATGCGGGAACTGGCCTTTTGGATCGGGGTATTCGCCGCGACCAGGCCGGACCGCGTCCGTGAGGCGCGCTGGGTATCCGCCGAACTCGGTATTCCGCCGCGGGACATCGCGCCGATCATGGCGCATTTCGAAGAGCGCGACCGGCAGTTCCTCGCGCGGGCGGATGCGCTGATGGCGCAGTGGAGTGCCGGCGGCGAGCCTGATGAAACTTACATCGCGGCGAAGGAGAATGCGATCGCTCTCCTGGCCCGCCTCGAAGCTGAAAGGACCATCTGATGCCTCCCCAGTTTGTCGTGTTTGGCGTGCCGTCGTTCCAGGGGAAACCGGAGCGAGAGTTCGTTCTGTCGATCATGGAAACCCAGGCGGCGCTGGCCAACGCCGGTATTGGCTACAGCATGACCCTGCTCGCCGGCGACCCGTACCTTGGCAAGGTGCGCAACCGCATCGCCTCGCAGTTCCTACTGTCCACGCCGCACGCGACCGACCTGTTCTGGCTCGATGACGATATCGGTTGGGATCCTGACGCGGTTGTGCGCCTGCTCCAGCGTCCCGAGGACGTGATCTGTGGCGTGTATCCGCAAAAGAAGGATGCGCTGTCGTTCCCCGTGACACTCGAACTGGCGCCCGATGGCCAAATGATCGAGAAAGACGGGCTCTATCTCGCGCAACTCGCGCCGACCGGGTTCATGCGGATCAAGCGGCATGTCCTTGAACAAATGGCGCAGAAGGTCGGCAAGTACTACGAGACGGACATCTACGGGGAGCGACTGCTCCAGTTCAACATCTTCGAAGCCCGCTACGTCGACACCGACATGGAGGCACTACGCAAGACCGACCTGGAGGATCTCACGCGGGAGGAAGCGATCGCGCACCTGAGACGGTCGCTTGGCCTTGTGGTATCGTCGGATATCGGCGGCTGGTGGGGCGAGGATTACTGGTTCACTGAGCGGTGGCGCGAAATGGGCGGGAAGGTCTGGGTGGACCCGGAGATCAGGTTCACCCACCGCGGTTCGAAAGCATGGGGAGCGACGTTCGGTGACAGCATCCGGGCGACGCTGGCCAAGATGAAGGAGGCGGCGTGATGTCGGACTTCAAACCGACGCTCTGCGTCGATTTTGACGGTGTTATTCACAGCTACGAGAAGGGTTGGAAGGGCGGTGAGATTTACGGCTCTGTCGTCCCGGGCTTCTTCGAGTGGGCTATGGAGACACAAAAGCAATTCAAACTTGTCATTTACTCGTCTAGGTCAAAGACCGAAGAACTCCTTCGTGCCATGCAGGAATGGATGCACGAGCGATACGCCGAGTGGGCGAAGGCAAATGATCTGGATAGTGCCGATGACATTCTGAGCGGTAAAAACGTCATCAGCATCGAGTTCGCCCACGAGAAGCCCGCTGCGTGGTTGACGATTGACGATCGGGCAATCCACTTTAAGGGTGATTGGTCCGCGCCAGAGTTGACCGCGGATGCCATGCGGGCCTTCAAGCCTTGGAATGCGAACCGGGAGCAACCGACATGAAATCGTCGACGAAGAAAGGCAACAAAGCCCGCTCGGTAGGTGCCGCCGTGCCGGCGACATTCTCTGATCACGACTGGCAGGCGAGAGAAGCTCTCTCTACCCTGAAACGGGCCGAAGAGATCAAACGAGACCCCAAGCTCATGGACGCCGTGAAGAAGCATGCGGCGACCGAGCGCGAGGTTCTCGGCAAGGTCATGAGGAGGAAGACTTGATCGACCAGCGTACGATGCAAAAGCCGGGCGAGGGCATCGTTCGTCCCGGCGGGTCGGCGACCGAACACCAGCGGTATCCGTTGCACATGAGGCACCCTGGGTTTCAACCGGGCATCCCGGACAAGGAAATCAAGGTTGTGGATGAGAACGGAAGGCCGACCGGACAACTGCTTTACAGGGGAAGCCAGCCAATCCGATATCCTGATGTGCTGGTGCATGACGCCGATACAGAGGCGCGTCACGCAGCGGATGGCTACCGACCACTCGGCAAATCTGATCCTGCCGCGTTCGCCAAGGCAGTGGCCGCCGCGGTGCCGGTGAAGGACAGCTATCAGCCGGTCGAGTATCCGAAATGGGTCAACGGCAAGCTGTTCAACTCGGCCGAGGAAGAAGCCGCTGCGCTGGGCACCGAACCCCCGGGGGCATCCGCGCCGGGAGAGAACACCACAACCGACATCATCGTCGCTGAACAATTCCGGCCGCCGTCCGAAGCGGAGAAGCGCCTCGATGTCGTGGAAAAGCGGTTGGACGGGATCGAAGACAAAATGAGCGCCGGCTTCGCGCAACTGGCCGCACTGCTGACAGGCGGTGCGCCGCAACCCGCCTCGCCGAGTTCGGAAATGCCGGTGGCCGCACCTGCGGTCGATACCGAGGTCAACATGCTGGAAGTTTTCCCAGTGCAGCAGCTTGAACCGCCACCGGTGATATTCCGCGAACCGACCGAACCGAAACAAACGCCCCAGCAGAAGCGGCTGGCCACCCTGGCTCGCAAGAAGGCCGAGCGCGAGGCGGCGAAATAGACTGAGTGCTGACCCGCTACCAATCGGCCTGACAACTCGCTAATCTATCACCTGCGGACCGGCACGCGCCTCGCCGGGCGGCTCCATCATCGCCCGGATACCGCCCATGCCCGTCGTGACCGCCCGAGATATCATTCAGGACGCGCTCGAACTGATGGGCATCTACAGCCCAGGCGACACCATCAGCGCCGCCGATCTGAGCCGGTCGCTGTCAACGCTAAACGACATGATGGATGTGTGGTCGAACGAAAGCCTCGCCACCTTCGATTGGATCACCCAGACCTTCCCGCTCGTTCCGGGGCAATTCCAATACACCATCGGACCGGCCTCGCTGAATCCGGACATCGTCGGCGAGCGACCGTTGCGCGTGAGCGATGCACCGGGCTCGGCCTATCTGCTCGACAACAACCTCAACCGCTACCTGATGGACGTGGTCGATCAGCTTACGTGGAACATCCAGACCACGGCGGTCGCCAACTCCGATCTGCCGGACCATCTGTTCTACGACCCGCAATTTCCGCTCGGCATCATCAATGTGTGGCCCACGCCGTCGGTCGGCTACACCTGCTCGTTTCTGTCCTACCACCAGCTTGGCAATTTCCAGAGCGCGGCGACGGTGTTCAGCCTGCCGCCCGGCTACAAACGCGCGGTCACCACCAATCTGTGCCTGTCTCTCAAGCCCTACTTTGTCAGCGGTACGCTGGACCCGCTGGTCATCCTGGAGGCGAAGGAGACGAAGGGAATCGTAAAACGTAATAACATGCGCACCCAGGTGGCCGTGTTCGATCCGGAACTCGTGAGCCGAGGAAATCAGGTCTACAATATTTACTCGGATCGTGGGACCGGGCGTAACTGATGCCGAAGTCCCCAATACTTGGCGGCTTCTCGACGCAGCGCAGCCCGAACGCGGCCGATAACGAAGCAATCAACATCATCGCCGAGGTGATCGAGACCAAGGACGGGAAAGTCCCTGGGTTCCTGTTCCTCGCGTCCGGCCTCGATCTGGTCGTCACGGTCGGCGATGGGCCGATCCGGGGCGTGCTGCCGTTGGGCAACTTGCTCTACGTCGTTTCCGGCCAGGAGGTGTGGAGCGTTACCACCGGGTTGGTGAAAACGCTGTGCGGGACCATCGGCGACCAGGACACGCCGGTATCGATGTTTCAGAACACCCGCCAGCTTATGATCGTCGATGGGGTCGGTGGGTGGATCGTCCCTGGCGGTTACCCTTTGACTGGCGGCACGATCAATCTCCATGGCGGCCTGTACGCGGTCAACGATACCGTCACGCTGCAGGCGAACAGCGGGGTACAGACCTCCTACCCGATCATCACCATCACTGCGATCGCGGACAATCCGATCACCACCTATACGCTGGCCAACGCTGGCACGACCTATGCGACCGCCAGCGGCGTGGCGACGACAGCCATTCAACCGCATCCGGGGGGCGGAAGCGGTCTGACCATCAATGTGACGGCGGCGGGCGCGGGCATCACCGCAGCGACACTGGGCGCGGGCGGGACCGGGTATGCGGTCGGCGACACGGGGATTATCACCAGCGGGTCGCGGGATGCCGTTTACCGGGTGACAGGGGTTTCCGGTGGCGTTGTGACCACGTTCGTCCTGCTGAACCGCGGGACCGCCTACAGCACCCTGGCGACGGCCTCCACACAGGCGGCTCCGGGGATCCAAAATAACCTCGGTGTCGGTTTCACGCTGAACATCACAGCGGCGGGGCCGATCACGGCGTCTGTTCTGGCGAACGGCGGCCACGGCTACGTCATCGGCGCGGCCGGGTTCGTCTCGGGTGGCACGGGCGACGCCACGTATCTCGTCACTGGCGTTGGTCCAACCGGATCGGTGATCGCGTTCACGATCACACAGCCAGGGGCGATCGACACGCCGGCGACGCTCTTTTCACAGAGAGCCACCTCTGGATCTGGTTCCGGCCTAACCCTGACAAGTCCGTCATTTGGTTCATTTGTCGGTCTCATCCCGGTCGATCTACCGTTCCCCAACCCGATCGTCGGCGGGATCAGCGATGGCTTCGGCGTGCTTGTGTTCCTCGGGCAGCAGAATGTGGCGGCATCCGAGTCCCTGGACCTTTCGACGTGGCCAGCGCTGAGTTTTGGGCTGGCAAACCAGTCGCCGGACAATACGATCAGCCTCCATGTCATCCATGACGAGGTGTTCGTCCTCAAAACCGACAACACCGAGGTCTGGGTGGATCAGGGGCTGCCGAATTTCCCATTCGCGCCGATCACCAGCGTCCACATCGAGACGGGTTGCATGGCGCCGTTCTCGCCGGCGACGGTCGGCGAGGAATTGGTTTGGCTGTCCCGTAACAATCAGGGCCAAGGCATCGTGGTCGCTGCCAAGGGCTACCGTGTGACGACCATTTCGACGCAGGCGATGACTGCTGAATTCGACAAATATCCCAATCTCGGCGATGCGATCGGTTACGCGAGACAGGAAGGCGGCCACGAATACTACGTGCTGACTTTCCCCGAAGCGGACAAGACCTGGGAGTACGATCAAACCGCCTCTGCCTTGGTCGGGTATCCTCTCTGGCACCGTCTGGCCGCGTTCGACAATGGCGAATTCAAGCGCCATTGGGGGAATGCCTGGACGCCGTGGCGTGGCTCCGGAACGCTCGCGCAAACCAACAGCGCGTATTCGCCCGAAGCGGTCAAAATCACCGACCCGACCGAACTTGACACTCTGACCGGATTGAATGGCCTGCCGATCAGCTTCTCGACGGCGATGTTTTCGGTCTGGCTTGATTTGTCGGATGCTGCGGCGACGGGGCTTATTTTCAGCAACCAGGGCGCAGGTGCGACACCCGGAATGGAAATCGTCATTCAGAACGATAGCACGGGAACGCCGCAAATCACCGTGTCAGCATGGGATGGGGATGCGAACCCGATCGTGGTGGCGACATACAATTTCGCCACTTGGACCACTTGGGTGAACGTGATGATGGCGATCGACACCGCGAACCAGGACATCGAGGTGTATGCCAACACTGTAATCTCGGGCTTGCTGGTCGAAAGTCGACTGACGGCGGCCTCGTTGACGTGGTCGTCGAGCAATCCGATCGCGCCCGCCGCCGACCATGCGTGGAAAGTCGAGGTCGTGACATGAGTATCGTCGCGCTTAAATGGGTCTCGTTCTCGGTCAGTCAACTTGATCCTCTGGTGGTCGATGTCGATCCAAATCTGCCACGCGGCGGCGTTCAGACTTCGAACAATGTCGTCGGACAGTCTTACAATGGCAGCAACATAAAGGCGGTAAAGTGGTTAGGTACGGCCGTCACGGCGCTGGATGACGTTTCGCCTGGAGGCGATACGCAAGCAATAAACATTTCAACAGATAGTTCAATTATTTATGGTTGGAGCGATTTCATGTCCGCGCAGCCGGTCCGATGGACCGGTGGCGGAACAACCGGGACCATATTGCTGCCGTTCGCGGGATATTCGGGCACCCAGGTTGCCGCTGGACTAGGCGGTTCACTGTTTAATTACCGGGCCATGTCCGATAATGGACGTTACGTCGTGGGCACCAGCACGGGTGGCCCCGGACTTATCAATCGAGCAACGATCTGGGACAATGGTACGCCCGCACTATTGCCTGATCCAACGGGTGCCACGGTTGATTCGACGACCAGCGCATCATCGTGCGACTCGACGGGCGCGACGGTTGTTGGCTTCGCCGGGTTCACTTATTTCGGGGGCGACGGCGCTTGTTTCTGGTATGGGGGGGCATGCTATCCTCTCCCGGGGTTGCCGTTTGGCACGAGTAATGGCGTCTCGTCTTTCGCTCGCGTCTGCACCACAGGAACAACGCCGAGCGGCGGGTTGATTTATGGTGGGATCGACAATCCTACTGGCAACCCCAACATCGGACCATGCTATTGGGACAGCCTGACAACGACGACGGCGCATAACGGCGTTACATTCTACGGCGTTTGCCATGTCCTGGATCGGTTTCCGGGCGGCCCGCCAGGAAGTATAAACGGAATTGCCGCTGGAGTTCCAACCGGAGTTGCCGTAGGCCAAATGCAGGATGCCGGCGGCGATAACTGGGCAGTCCGTTGGGATGGAACGACAGCGACCAACCTGGGCGCTCTTCCGGGCGGTGGGGAGTCAACCGCGACTGGGGTGTCCGATGATGGCACGATCGTTTGCGGATGGTCGTTCGAGGATGGCTTTACACAAAAGTGGCCGGTCTATTGGGACGCTGCGAACGTCATTCACAAGCTACCGACCGTCGCGGACTTTGGAGATTTTTTTCAGGGCGAAGCATTGGGAATTTCGCCGGATGGGACGTTGATCTGGGGGGATGGTGACGCACCGACTGGTCCGCCGCCGACTGACAAAACCGCTACTGTGGCCGATCTCTGGTTTGGCCAAACCGGTGATTTCGTTGATCTCACGGTAGAGGCCAATCGGCGGAATTTCATTTCAGCGACCGGTGGTGCACGGTTCTTGGGTGTCACCGGAGAAAACCCCTTTGGTGTTACGCCACCGCTCTTTCTCACCCGAGACGGTGCGGCGACGACGTTCACGGTCAACAATGGGCGTGGTGGTCCATTCAGTATTTCAAGCGGAACGCTTGGTGATCCCGCGACAAACCCGCCTGGCTCGTCCACCAGCACGACCGTCTTCACGCCAGCCGCCGCTGGCCGCGGCGTCCTCGGCGATTACCGGAATGGGAACCTGTATGCCTTCAATCCGGCGACCCTGACGGACAACGGTACGCAAAGACGCTGGCTGCGCCGGTGGCGGGCGCTCCCAGCGACGACGAACCAGGCGGTGCGGTTCCACTGGTTGAGCGTGGACATGCAGACCGGCGCGGGCATCGTGCCGGATGCAAGGCCGCAGGTGGTCCTGCGGTGGAGTGATGACGGCGGTCACACATTCAGTGATGAGAGGATTATCCCCGTGGGCCGTGAAGGAGAAACCAATTTCACCGTGAAGGCGAATAGACTGGGTGCCACTCGCCGCTTTAGTGGCGCGGACCGAATTTTCGAATTGTCATCGTCTGATCCGTTCGTTACGGCAATCCTCGATGCGGAGGTCGATGTCTCATGAAAAACTTCACGCTGATTGCCGAAGGTGTCGACGTGGCGCCGCTGCTCGCGGAACTCGATGCGCACCCCGAACTGTGGAACGAAAACCCTGGCCGTCTGATGGGGGTGGGCCCGCATCGAGAAACGTCGGACATTTGGGTTCGTTACCGCGCCCGCGAGGAATTGCGCGAGCCCGAGGACTATCGGACCGAGCATAGATCGGTCTGGTATCCGGCCGCGGAAATCCTGCCGTCGATGCGCCGCACCGTGATCGCGATGATCGCTCCGATCCTCGCCGAAAGTCCGCGGCTGCGCCTTGGTGGCGTGCTGATGACCAAGATCCCGGCCGGGCGCAACGTGTACCCGCATCACGATCTGGGCACATGGCACAGCGAGTACTACACGACCAAGCTGTGGATGCCGCTGCGGGCGAACGATCAATGCTTCAACACCAGTGAGGATGAGACGGTGGTCATGCGGCCTGGGTCGGTCTGGACATTCAACAACCTATTGGTGCACAGCGTCCACAACCAAGGCGACACGGAGCGGATCGCGCTCATTGTCTGCACAAGGAGATTATGATGCCAGCAGTTTCGGTCGGACCATCGGTGATCAAGGCGGCCATGGACCCAGCGCTTCCCTCTCAATTCGTTCGCCACCCTGAACAGCCCAACACCGTTTCTTTTGAAATGGTCGATGGCATAGGCATCGTCGCGACCTTGATCCATTGTGCCGGAACCTACATTCCGCAGCACGCGCATAATTACCCGCATACTTCGGTGATCGCTTCCGGAAAGGTGGCGGTGTGGAAAGATAGCTCCTACCTGGGCGAGTTCGTTTCTCCCCAGCAAATCGTCATCGACGCCAAGGTGAAGCATCTGTTTCAGGCATTGGAGGATAAGACGGTCATCTTGTGTGTGCATAATGTGAGCCGCAACGGAGAGATCGAGATCTTTGAGGAAAACGGCATCGTTTAATGGCCGACAAGCCGAATATCCTTCAGCCGCGGGAGCCGTTCCTCGACGGACGTGGCGAACCCGACCGGGACGGGAAGATCAAACCTGAAACGATGGGCGTCAGCCGTGGTTGGTGGCGCTACCTGAACGACATCACCAATCTGTCCGGCCGGTTGCTCAACCCCCTGGTGATCGGCGCGAACAGCTTCTTCAACGCGACGTCGATCACCGACGGCGGGACGCTGGAACCAGCCAACAGCCCGTCGCGCACCCTTCTGGGCAATAGCCAGGGCACCGAGGCGCCTGCCACACCGCAGACCGTCGCTCCGTCTCTTTCGTTCGAAAACGGCACCCTGGCGGCGGCGAATTTGGCGGCGCGCACCCTCGCTGGCAATCCTTTGGGGGTTGCCGCCCCAGTGTCGGAAATCTTTGTCGGCGAGAATTTGTCGCTCGATGGCAATATCCTGAACGCGACAGAGGGAACAGCCACGACGGCGGGAAGCGAACTGGCGTTCACGATCCGTGATGAAAGAGGAGAGGTCGATACCCTGCGGCGTCAGGTCAGCAACATCGAAACCCTGACCTTCATGGGAATGGAACATCGTAACAGCGGTTCGATCCTTCCTCTGGCCACATTGACCAGCGCGGCGACGATCACGCCGGATTTTGCCATCTCCCACAACTTCGTGTGCACGCTGACCATGAACGGAACGCTGGCTTTCCCGACGAATGTCGCAGGCGGCATGGAAGGCAATATCGAGATCGTGAACGGAACCACCGCCGCCTTCACCTTGTCGATCAATTCCGGCTACCAAAAGGCGGGAGGTGGTGCGATCACCATCACACCGACCGCGGCGGCGCGCGATGTCTTCGAACTCTACGTGTGCAATGGTGGCGCGGTCATCGCGACCAACCCGCTGCTGAACATTTCCTAAAAGGATGCCACAATGACGGTCCAGGTCGTCCAACTCTTCCCGCCGACCACGCTGACCACGACAGCGGCGACGCTCTACACGGTGACCACCGTCCCGACGCAAATCCTTCTCGCTCGAGGTCGGATCCGGTTCACCAACACCGATACGGTCTCGCGCGCGGTGACCGCGTACGGCATTCCGTCGGGTGGTGCGGCCACGGTCACCAACACATTTTGTCCGGCATTAGTGGTCGCGCCGAACAGCGTTCTCGATGTCGACGTCCCTGTTCTCGCGGCCGGTGGGTTTATCCAGGCGAAGATCGATTCAGGTTCGGCGGTCGAGGCAAGCGCCCTCGACGGCATACTTTTCTCCTGATTGCTTCCACTTCCGACCAAATGCTAACCTGACATCGCCGAACCGGGACGGGCCTCCCCGGGTGTCTCCTTTCTGTGGCGCATCGCGCTGGGGATACTCGAATGCCGTGGGCCATCGCTGGTGCCGGATTAGCCGCCGCAGGATCGATTGGTAGTGGCCTTATCGGCGCGTCCGCGTCGAAAGATGCCGCGAAAACACAGGCCGACGCAGCCAATAAGGCAACCGAACTTGAACGCCAGATGTATGGCGAAACGGTTGGCCGGATGCAGCCGTATGTCGAAGCCGGCGGCAACGCGCTCGGCGAACTCCAGCGGCTCTTGGGTATTGGCGCGGGCGGTGCGGGTGCGACAAGCCCGCTCCTGCAAATGCTGGGCTACGGTGGCGCTGGCGGAACGGGCGCGGGCAACATCGATCCCAGGACATTCCAGGGCTCCCCCGGTTACCAGTACCAGCTTCAGCAGGGCACCAACGCCGTCACGAACTCGGCGCACGGTAATGTGGGGGGCAACGCTCTCCGGGCATTGCAGCAGACTGGACAAGGACTGGCAAACCAGAACTTCAACCAGTACCTCGGCAACTTCAGTGGCGCATGGGGAAATCTGTTGGGGAATCTGTCCAACCTGGCGGGCTCGGGACAGAACGCAGCGGCCAATTTGGGTGGCATCGGAACCGGAGTGGCCAGTCAGATCGGAGCGAACACGATCGGCGGGGGGAATGCCCTGGCGGCCGGGCAGGTAGGAGGCGCCAACGCGATTACAGGAGGCTTTGGCCAAGCCGGGACAGCCATCGGATCAGCGTTCCAAAATCCGCAGTTTCAGTCCTGGTTAAAGGGATTGGTTTCCTCTGGTGCGAACGACGGCAGTGGAACGCCGTCATATATTTCCTTGGATCCAACCGGTCAGTCGATAGCGCCTGGTTTCGCAACAGGCTGAAGGTAAAATCTGATGTCGGGTTCTGTTAACGCTCAAATCCCACTTGCATTCCGGCCCACACCTAATGTGGGACCAGATTACGGGGCAATGATTGCCAATGCACGGCAGACCATGGCCATGCAGCAGGAGCAACAGCAGATCCAGCAGGTGAACGCCCTGCGCAACGTCCTCGGTGCACCGGGCGCGATCGACAAGACTGGCAATCCGACCAGCGAGACGCTGTCCAAGGTGATGTCGATCGACCCGAATGTCGGGTTGAAGCTCGGGCAGAACCAGTTGGTGAACCAGCAGCGCCAAATGCAGATGGACAGCCTTCGCACTCGGGCGGTGGTCGAGAAGGCCGACATGCTGAACGGCACGTACGCGCCGATCCTGGAAGCCTACGAGCGGGCTTTACAGCCGGGCAGCAACACGTCTCCCGAGCAGGCCGCTGCGGCGGCGCAGAAGGCGACCACGGAGGCGACCGAACGCCTGCTGAAGAGCGGCACGATCTCGCCGGAAGAGGCTCAACGCCTGCCGACGAAGTTTGATCCGAACGAATTCCGCCAGCGCGCCATGGGCTACAGCCAGTATCAGAACTGGCTCAAAGAGCAGAGGATCGACAAAGAAAACAAAATCCGGGACGACCGTGTCGGCACCACGGCGATGACCGATAGCGACAACCGACCGTTCATTCTTCGGCCGAATGCGAGCGGTCCCAAGGCAACCTACCTCGATGGCACGCCGGTTCCGGAAGACAAACTGACCGGAGCGCACAAGACTGGTACGGGGCGGGTGCCGATGGGGGCCAAGACCAGGGAAGCGATCCTGGCCGACATCAAAACGGAGCATCCCGACTGGACCGAGGGGCAAGCGAACCTCGAAGCGATCCGGCGCGAACGTGAAGCCGCGCAAAAGGCGAAACCCGAGGATCCGAGCAAGGGTTGGGAAATTCTGACCGATCCGACCACGAACGAGCAGTACCAGCACCAGAAGGGAACCGGGAAAAGCCTGACGCTCAATGGCGAGCCCTACACGCCTGGTGGCGCGCAACGACTGGGCGGTCCCCCGTCCGCGGCCAATCAGGACCGTGACGCGACCAAGCAGATCGTCACGCAAGGCTATGAGACGGAACTCGGTCGTCCGGTTGATCCGAAGAATAAGACTGAGGTGGCCGAACTCAATCGCCGGATCCAGGCCGCCGAGGACCGGCGCAAGGTGCAACTCACTGGTGACAAGGCGGGGGCTGCGACGAGAGGGCGACAGGACGCGGAAAACCAGGGCGTTCCGGAAACCCCGGAAGCGAAGGCGTCCTTGGCGGCGCAGGCGTCGACCGGCCAGCCGTTGAATCAGATCGTCATGGGTTATGGAAAATCGGCCGTCCAGGCGCGCAAGGAGGCGCGTGAGGGTGCCATCGAGAAGATCATGGCCGACACGGGCATGACAGCCGAACAGGCCGGCGTCGAACTGGCCATGCGGGGCATCGAATATGCCACCGGCAAGCGCAGCGATCAGCAGCTCGGCACGATCCGGGGGGCCACCGTCGCCGCGGTGAAGCAGCTTGATTACAACGTCGATCAAGTGCTGGAGGACTTCAAAAAACTGCCTGGGTCCGACCTTTCGCCGATCATCAACGCCCTCGTACGCGGCGAGCAGAGGTGGACCGGTGACCCTGCCTATTCGCAACTGTTCTTCCACATGCAGGCGGTCGCCAATGAGTCCGCGCGTATCCTGTCAGGTGGTCAGGCGTCCATCGCGCAACTCGCCGAGGGTGCGCGGAAAGAAGCCGAGAAGTGGGCTGGCGTGAACATGACGCCTGCATCGTTCAAAGCCGTGGCCCAATCGATGCACGAGGAAGGCCAGGCGCGTATCCGGTCGTTCGATGAAGCTCGGAAGGAGCAACGTCTCGGCGAACCGAAGAAGCCGGACGCCGGTGCAGCCGCCCCCGCCGCGAAGACGTGGCCGACGCCGGTGCCGACCTCTGTTGATCGGTTGCGGCAGAACCCCGCCATGGCGCCGCAGTTCGATGAGGCTTACGGGCCCGGTGCGGCGCAGCGCGCCCTTGGGACAGCAGCCCCGACGCCGCTCGCGCCGTCGCGCCCAGTTGGTGCCGAGCCCAACGAGCCCGCCCGCACGCCGCCGACCGTTCCAGCACGCCCAGAGACGGTCCCGGCTGGCAGCGCTTATAGCCCGAGCCGTCAGATGTGGCGCGCGCCCGACGGCAGACTGTATAACGCACAGGGCAAACCAGCGGCGGGACGGTAATGGCGATCAATGCGTTACTTCGAAACCAGAGTAGATCGCCGGAAGAAGACGAAGGAGATTGGACGGACCGCACCATGCGCAGGTGGCGTCCGAACCCTCCCAATCCCAAGGGTGGTGGCGATTTCCCGGACCAGATCAAGGAAGGAATGGCCAGCCGCGATTTATTGGAGGGGGCTGATCCGCGAGAGGTCATCAACCCGGAGGCGGAACCGACGGCTGGCGGCGTAATCCGGGCATCCGTAAGGGCTGCCGAGGTTGATGATTGGATCGTCCCAACCGCCTCCGACAACAAGGGGAAGGGAAAGCAAGCCGCACCAGCGGAGGCCGACGACTGGATCGTGCCGCCTGCCGAGGACGCGAAACCAGCAGAGCAACCCGGTATCATGTCCCGTGTTGGTGATGCGCTCGCTCCCGTTGGTCGCGCGGCGGTCAAGGCGCTGGACACCATCGGCAACGCTCCTGGCAACGCCATCAAGACCCTGCTGGAGCGCCAATACGAGGACATCACCAGCGGCTACGCGAACAAGCCGGGATACGAGTATGGTTCGGGGCTGCCATACCGGAAGAACGTCGAGACCGGCGACGTCGAATGGGGCTACTCGCCTGAGTCGGCGCGCGCGGTCATCCGCGGGCTCGGGCTGGACCCGCTGAAATTCGACATGACCGATCCACGGCAGCGGGCAGACCTCGCCGCCGCCGCCGCCGCGCTTGGTGGCTTCAGCCGCGCCCCTGGTGGATTGGGCCTCAGTGATCAGATGCGGCTGCCGCCACCGGGGCGTGGAGGCCGCGTCGAGCCTGGCTTCGTACCTCCCGAACCATTGCCGGGTGGCGCGCCCGCTTCTCCCGAACCGATTGGACCAAGGCCGCGCCCGGAAGGCCCCGCCAATGCGCCAACACCAGAAGGAGCCCCGCCGGCCGCTTCGCCCCTGAGTGAGGCGAAAGCCCGCATCCAGCAAGGCGTTGAACTTGCCCAGCAGCATGCCGAGGAAATCAGGACGCTGCGCGAGCGAGGCGCGACGCCCGAATTGCTCGCCCCAGCGATAGAGCGCAACCGCGCCCATCTGCTGGAACTGCAGACGATGGCCGAACGGGTGCGCGACCTGGAAAAATCGTCCGCTCCCACGCCAGCGGGCGAACCCACGCCGGAACCGGACTGGTATCAGGAATACCAGCGGAGCATCCGGAGCCTGGTGCCGACCGATTACGTGCCACCCACGCCAGAAGCGCCGGCCGCTACGGTAGAGGCGCCCGTCGTCGAGGCCGCGTCGGAACCGGTCGCCCGGCCGGAACCGAGTGCACCGCCGACGGTGGAGACGTTCCAGGACTTGCGCACGGCTGGCTACGACCGGAATCCGGATCACCCTCTGGCGGGCCGCATTGAGCATCTGAACGAACTCGCGGAAAACCCCGACCTATCACCGCGCGAGCAGCGAGAGGTAAAACGCCGCGTCCGCGAGTTCGAGCAGTTCATCTCCGTCGTGAACGAATTGCCGGTCGAACAGCGGGCGATGGCGCGCTCTCTTCGCCCGGATGATGTCGTTTCCGGCAAAGACAAGGACGGCCGGACGATCGTCGGCGCAGTCGAGGGATTTGATCGTAATGGCGGGATTGGCGTCATCGACGCCAACGGCCTACAGCACACCATCAAGGCAGACACTCTTACGGACGTTCGTCACGTCAACCGGACCGGCGTGCCGCTTCCAGCCCCGCCAGCGGATGACGATAAGGAGAAGCCCAGCGGGCAGCAGGCAGAGGACAGCGGGCAGCCGGCGGCCAGCGAGCAAGCCCCCCCCGCTCCCACGATCGAGGCGCACGGCGGCCCCTGGTCTCCGGTGCTGGACGACAACGGCCAGCCGAAGAAAAACCACCAGGGCGACGTGCTGGTCGTGAACCCGAACGGTGTCCGAGCGATCATGGACAACGGCGTGCCATGGACCGAGTCAGTCACCGAAAACGAGAAAGGCCTGGTGCCGAAGAACCCGGACGACCGGAAGCGGCAGTTCCGGTTCGCCGATGAACCGTGGGCCGATGCGCCAGCGCCGAAACCAGCGGCCAAACCCGAAAAGAAGGCAGAAGCGCCCGAAAAACCAGCATCGACGGACAGCACCGAAAAGCCCTCTGGCGACTGGAAGCAAATCGGCGAAAACGAGGAAGGCGACCCGCTGTTCGCCAACCCGCAGGGCGTCCATTCGATCGTCAAGGACGGCGTGCGCATCGTCGAGAAGGTGCGGCTGCGCCCGACGAAGGGCGGCATGGAAATGTCGGTGCCGCCGCCCGATCAGAAGGAAATGGCGTTCCGGCCGGTGGCCGAAGAAAAGGCCGCCCTCACAGCTTCGGAAACAGCAAAACAAGAGCGGGAGAAAGAAGGCCCGCGTGTCGCCCCTGTCGATGAACCGCCCGATGAGTTGCGGGGTGCGTTGTCCGGGCTGAGCGGTGGCCGCACACAGCAAACTCCAACAGGCGAAACGCCACCGGCTGAAGAATCCCCAGACGAATTGCGTGGGCAATCGACCACGCCGGGTATGGAGCAAGTGCGCTCGGGCAATCTGAAGCCCGGCGATAGCATCATGGTGCGCGGTCCAAAGCCTTGGGTCGTCGAGAGTATCAAGACGATGCCGAACGGACAGCTTGGGATCAAATTCGAGGGAATCGAAAAGGCTCAAATCGCCAACCCAGAGCAACCGGTCGATCGGGTTTTGGCTGAATCGGCACCAGCGCCGATCGAGCCCGAGATCGTCACCCACGTCACCAAGAAGGGGAAAACCCTCACGGGGACGATCCGTAGGGACATCGGCCGCGACGAAGCCAAGGCGCTTGATCCGTACAGCTTCCGCAAGGATGGTGGGTGGTTCATCCGGTCGTCGGCGACGCAACCAACGGCGGAACCAGCCGCGCCGAAGCCCGCCGCAACGGCGCCAGCACCCGCGCCTGTGGCCGAAAAGTCCCCGGTGCGGCAAGCCGTCGATCGGGTGGAAAGCGGGCAGATGACCGTGCCGAGCGCGCTGCGCTCGATCGCCAATCATGCCGCGAACGGCAGCGCCACCGCCGCCGAGGTGCGGGAAGCCCTGGACGATCTGAACGTGAAGCCCGACGCTTCGGAGTGGCAGGGTGCGATGGCGATCTTCCCCGGCGCGCGCGCGCTGATGGGTGAGGCCACTCCCGAGCCATCGGCACAGACACCCGAGGAAGCCTTCGCCGCCGCTGACGCCGCGTGGCGTGCCTATCAGCCGACATTCGAGAAGGCGACTGCTGACTATCGTGCGCAGCGTATTGGCGACGACGAGTATCTGGCGGTCCGTGCGGAGCATGAGCGACTGAGAGACGCCGTCGATGCCGCGCAGGACGCCCTGCCGGACGCCGAGGAACTGGAAAACCAGCGTCGCATCAAAGCGGGCATCGAAGAGGTCGCACTGGACGAAGCCTATCGCCAGGCTGACGATCCGGGGCTCGAAGACCAGATGGACGACATCCGCGACATGCTGAAGCGCGGCTGGTCGCCGGGTGATATCGCTGTTCAGGAGGGGATCGATCGCACGCCGGCTGAAATTCGCGCGCTTGAGCATGTGTGGCGCGAGCAGGGATATCTGCCATGGGAGAGGCCCGATACCGGGCAACTCCCTCTGACCGATCGACCGATCCCATCGTCGCTCGACGTGGCCGAGCAGCAGGCGAAGAAGAACCAGGCCAACGCACCGGTGTCAGCCTTCCCCGACGCCAACAGCGACATGGACCCGCTACTGGCGAACAACATGGATCGGCTCCGTACGATGTATGGTCCCGATGGGATGATGGCGCGGATCGTCGCGCAATGGCTGCACGAGCGGGAGAAGATGCCTCTCGGTGAAGATCGGGCCATTAAGCCGCAGTCGGTGCAGAGCGCGGCCGAGTTCGTTTATGAGGGAAAACTCGCCGACAACGCTTTCTCGCGCGATCGGATGTATGACGCGGTCGAAAGCGGCGTGAACCTGTTCATCGCCAAGCAGCCCGAACGGTTCGCCCCGACCGGCGACCTCGCACGCGCCAATGAGCAGGCCGCGCAACTGGCCGAGATCAAATCCTGGCTCCCGACGCAGACTGTCCGGTCCGGCGACAAGGTCAAACTTCAGCAGTTCAGCACGCCACCGGATTATGCCTTCGCGATCTCATGGGTGGCGAACATCCGCCCGGGTGAAACCGTGATCGAGCCGTCAGCCGGCACCGGGGGCATCGCAGTGCACGCCATGAACGCGGGCGCGAAGGTGGTCGGCAACGAAATCTCGCCGCAGCGCCGCACCATGATGGAAACCCTGCCGTTCGACCGGATCACGAAGGAAAACGCCGAGCAGCTTCACAACATCCTGCCGCGCGACATCAAGCCGACCGTGGTGGTGATGAACCCGCCGTTCTCGTCGGCCGGTGACCGCATGGGCGGCAAGATGGTGTTGGAAACCGGCGCGGTTCACATCGAGCAAGCTTTGAAGCGGCTGGAACCTGGCGGCCGTTTGGTGGCTATCGTGGGCGACGGCATGAAGCCAGAGGGTGCGGAGACAGCGGGGAAGGATGGCCGAAATAACGCCACCGGCCGAGCATTCCGTGACTGGTGGAAGAAAATTGGTGCGGAATACGATGTTCGTGCCAATATCGGTGTCGGTGGCGAAATCTATCGCAAATACGGCACGACGTTTCCCACCCGCCTTCTGGTGATCGACAAGGTCGCGCCGAGCGGCCAACCACCATTGGTGACGACCGCGCTGACGTCGGCTGAACTGTTGGATGCGCTACAAGGAGTGCGCGATGCCCGCCCAGGAAGTGCCGGTGAACCAGTGGCCGATCAATCAGGCGGCGCTCCGGTGGCTCAACCAGGCCAAGGAGCCAGCGGATCCGCAGGTGCCGTACGTCCTCCAACTGGCGACGTGGGGGCTGGAAGCGGACAAGATCGACCTTCCACGCCCTCTGGCCCCAAGCCAACCGGAACCAGAGGCGATCAAGCAGGTGGTGTTCGGCCTGGGAGCGGCACACGGCCGGCAGGAGGCGTACGAAGCGATGCGCCGACTGTTCAGCAACCCAAACCTGACGCACAGGGAGGAGCAGGACAACTTGCTGTCCAGCCTGCAACAGGCGAAGTCGTCCCAGGAAGCAGCCCAGGCGGTGATACAAGTCATACTCGACCTGATGGTAGCGACCTCGCCGTAACACCGCCGGCGCCGGAACTGCTGGAAACCAGCATCGTCGTCCCCGAGGAACAGACCGGCGGCGAACTGACCGAAAGCGTCTACGAGGATTACCGGCCGCAGCGGATCACCATTGAGGGTGCGCAGCCACATCCTGGCCCATTGGTGCAGTCCGCGGCCATGGCATCGGTGCTGCCGCCGACGGTCACCTACAAAACGGCGCTACCTAAGAAGCTGATTACCGAAGGCGCGGTTTCCGCCGCGCAGTTGGAGGCGATCGTCTACGCCGGCAACGCCCATTCGCAGACCTTGGAAAAGGACAAGGACGGTGTAGTGAAGCGCCGGGGCTTCTTTATTGGCGACGGGACTGGCGTGGGTAAGGGCCGTGAGGTTGCCGGCATCATCCTGGACAACAAATGGCAGGGCAGGAAGAAGGCCATTTGGGTGTCGGAGAAGATGCCGTTGGCGAATGATGCCAAGAGGGACTGGGCTGGTCTTGGGCAGAACCCGAACGAAATCCTGGTGCACAACAAGATCAAGGCCGGTGACGAGATCAAGCACGAGGGGATTCTGTTCACCACGTATGACACGGTGAAGTCGGGAGAGAAGTTTGGTGGCGCTACCCCGGAGGAATGGGAAAAACACGGGAGGCACGGGTTCTTTGACGGTGCCAAAGTCACGGCACAGCATCCATTAACTGGCCAGACCGCTGAATTGACAATCGTCGGCAACAAACCATCAAAGGACACCCGAACGGAGATAGAGTGGAAGGTCAAGGAGAAGAACGGCAAGACCCACAATATGGGCCAATGGCTTTTGCTGCCGCAGCAAGTTGGCATCGAAAAACCACAGGGGGCAGAACCGAAAACTCGCGTGCAGCAGATCGTCGATTGGGTCGGCAAGGACTTCGACGGTGTGATCGCCTTCGACGAAGCTCATAACATGGCAAACGCCACCAGCGAAAAGGGCAAACGCGGCACGAAAGAGGCTGCGGCCAAGGCGCTCGCCGGGCTCGAACTGCAGAACGCGCTACCGAATGCCCGCGTGGTCTATGTTTCGGCCACGGGAGCCACCGAGGTCAACAATCTGGCCTACGCCGATCGCCTTGGATTATGGGGGCCTGGTACGGCCTTCGCCAATCGGAGCGACTTCCTCTCGCGCGTAGCCTCCGGTGGCGTCGCCGCGATGGAACTCGTCGCCCGGGACATGAAGGCGCTGGGCTACTACACGGCCCGGTCTCTGTCTTACGACGGCGTCGAGTATGACCGGGTGCAGCACGACCTGACGCCGCCGCAACGGGAGATGTACGACAAGATCGCCGATGCGTGGCAACTCGTGCTGCGCAACATGATGGAGGCGCTGGCGGAAACCGGCGCCGACGGTAAGGGTGGGCCGAAGTCAGCCATCATGTCCGCATTCTGGGGTGGTCATCAGCGGTTCTTCAATCAGTTGATCACGTCGCTTCAGATGCCGAGTGTGATCGAGGGGATTGATAAAGACCTCGCGGAAGGGCGTCAGGCGGTGCTTCAGTTGGTCAACACCAACGAGGCCGGCCAAGAACGCGCGCTCGACAAGAGCAAAGCCAGCGGCGACGAAGACCTGGAAGAACTCGATATGTCGCCGCGCGATCAACTCTTGCAGTTGGTCGATAAGGCCTTCCCGATCTGGCAATACGAGACCTATATAGATCCGGACGGCAATGAGCGTGTGCGTCTGGTTATTGATTCCGAAGGCAACAAGGTCGCCAATCCAGAGGCGGTCGCGGCCAAGGAAAAGCTGCTGCTGGACCTTGGCTCCCTCCGGGTGCCGGATGGACCACTGGAAATTCTGGTCAACCACTACGGGCCCGAGGCGGTTGCGGAGGTCACTGGTCGCAAGCAGCGGGTGGTGAACAAGCCCGACGAAACCGGCCGCATGAAGAAGGTGCTGGAAAAGCGAGGCACGGACGCGAACGTGGCCGAGGCCAACTCATTCCAGAGCGGCAAAAAGAAAATCCTGATCTTCTCGCAAGCGGGTGGAACCGGGCGTAGCTACCACGACGACAAAACGGCGGAACGGGTAGACGATACTGGCCGGCTAGCCATCGGAGGCAATTCCGGTGCTCGACGCTCGCACTACCTCGTACAGGCTGGGTGGCGGGCGGATACCGCAGTGCAGGGTTTCGGCCGCACGCACCGCACGAACCAGTGGACCGCACCGATCTTCCACCTCGTCACGACCGATCTGGAGGGGCAGAAACGGTTCATTTCGTCGATTGCGCGTCGATTGGGCCAGTTGGGCGCGCTGACCAAGGGGGAGCGACGCACCGGTGATCAGGGCATGTTTGGCCTACAGGACAACCTGGAAAGCGACGAGGCCAAAGCTGGTCTTAGGCAACTGTTCGTCGACATTCACATGGGGAAGGTCGAGGGCTTCAGCGAGGAAGACCTGGCCGAACAGATGGGACTGATCATCTCGACGCCTGATGGTGCGCTGCGAGACGACCTCCCGCCGATGACGCAATTCCTGAACCGCGTTCTGAGCCTGAAGGTCAACGACCAGAACCGGGTGTTCAATGAATTCGCCACGCGCTTCCGTGACATCGTGGACCGCGCCGCGGCGGCTGGAACACTCGACGCCGGGACTGAGACATACAAGGCGGACAAGATCACCAAGGTGTCGGATCAGGTGGTCTACACCGATCCAAATTCCGGCGCGGAGACGCGGCACGTCCACCTGATGACCAGCAACCGCAACTATCCGACGTCGTTTACCGATCTGATGTCCGGTCAGGCGCAGCGCGCGGGTTGGAACGCACCGGAGTTTTTCATCCAGAACAAGCGAAGCAGCTACATTTCGGCGGTCACCCCCACGACCTTCACCAAAGTTGAACCGAACGGCTTGGTGACCGAGCATTATCGCGTCACCACGCCGATCGACTGGCAGTTCGTGCCCAAAGACGAACTGGATGACTCAATGCGCGCCACCGGAAACCTGAATCGGATCACCAATCTCAAAGAGGCGAAAACCCTGTGGGATGAACGGGTCGCGAAGACACCCGAGTTCAAGGAAGCCGATCTGCACATCATCACCGGCGCGATCCTGCCCATTTGGGACCGCCTGGCCGGCCAGCCAAAGATTTTCCGGCTTCAGACCGACGCCGGCGAACGGATGCTCGGGCGCGTGGTCGACAACAAGGTCATCAATGAGACGCTGACGCGGTTGGGGGCCGAGAGCGTCAAGCTGAACATCAAACCCGCCGAGGTTGTTGAGCGGATACTGGAGGGTGGCGTCGCCAGTCTGGCGAACGGCTGGATCATCAAGCGCCGCCGCGTGGCGCAAGAGTGGCGTCTCGAACTGACCGGACCAGACCTCTATAGCCACATGGGCGAACTGGAGGCGGCCGGGGTGTTCCGCGAGCGAATCCCTGGTACTTACGATACGAGGTACTTCATTCCAACTGGGGAAGGCGGGGCTACCACGATCGAGGCGATCACGAAACGCCGTCCGATCATCTCCGTGGAGGGCGATTGATGGCGGACTATGATCCCGATCGACTGATGACCGAACGGCCGACCGGCCCGGTCACCGTGCGCGCGGTGCGGTTGAACCGAGACGACGCTGAACGCCTGGTCCGGAAATACAATCCCGACATCACGCAGGGCGCGGTCAAGGGCGAGGTCGACAACATCATGCGGGAGAGCGGCGGCAAATCCGCCGTCCCCGGTGATTTCGACAAATCGGGCCGGGCCACGTCGGGCGGCATGTACCAGCACCACAACAAACGGCTGGACGAACTGAAATCCTATGCCAGCAAACACGGTACGGACTGGACCGACCCGGAAATCCAGATCCAGTTTTCGCGCATGGAGAAAGAGCGCGATTACCCCGGGCTCCTGAAGTTGCAACAGACCGTCGATGACCGAGGCCGCAACGAGGACGCCTTCAAACGCATCTTCGAACGTCCGGCCTCGGTGCTGTGGCAGAACAACGCCAGCGGTGAACCGGTCCTCGGCAATGACCGGTTCCGCTTCTCCGACTATGCCATGAAGGAGCATGACGGCCGGCCGGGCACCGACATCCGCTACATGCAGCCAGCCGATTACCTGGACCTCTCGCCGGACCTGGAACATAAGCCGTTCGACAGCCCCTCGGGTCGGTCGCTCATGCGGTCGTTCAACCGCGGCGAGCCCATCGAGGCGATCCCCACGCTGGACATGAACGTCGAGGGCAACACCGGTACGGTGACTGCCCAGGACGGCCGGCACCGGGCGTTGCTTGCCCAGCAAGAAGGGGTGGACGCCATCCCGGTGGCGATCCGCCAGAAGGGCGAGGGAACGCCGACCGAAATCCAGGGTATGTCGGGCAAGCTCCTGCCGAACGATTTCGTGGAGCGGGGACAATTGCCGCGTGGACCGCGTCAGGAACCCCAGGAGCCCGCACCCAAGGAACCGATCTCTCTGCTCGGGAAGATCGGCAACGCGATCATTCCGAGTGCGCAGGCGGCCGAAGCAAACCCATTCATGGCGGATTTGCAGCAGGCGCAACCGAAAGCGGCCGCACCAGCGAATCCGTTTCTGGCGGATTTGCAGGGAGCGGCACCGCAGCCGGACAACATGGTCATGTCGACGATCGGCGCGATTGGCAAGGGATTTGGCGACACCGTTCTGGGTGCGGAGGAGCTTGTCGGCAAGGGGATGCAGGCGGCGGGAATTCCTGGCGGTGAAACCCTCACTCAGGACGCCAGAACGGGCGTAGCGCGCCTTGAGAAAGAAAACGCCGCGAACAGAGCGGCACACCCCTTCGCCACCGGCGCTGGCGAGTTCCTGGGCGGCCTGGTCGCTCCATTGGGCATCGCCGGCAAAGCGGTGAAGGCGGCGAACGCGCTGCGCTCCGGAGCGGCGGCTGGAGCCATTGGCGCGGCGATGACGCCAAGCGGCACTCAGCCCGGCCAGAAGGACGATCGGTACTGGCGGGACAAGGCAGCGGAAGTCGCCATCGGCACCGGTGCGGGAGCGGCGTTGGGCGCGGTCGGAAACGCGCTCGCCAAGGTCGTCAAGCCGAACTTTGAGGCAGCGGTGAAAACCTTGATGGGCGAGGGTGTCACCCTCACGCCGGGACAGATGGCGGGCGGCAAACTGAAGCGGATGGAGGACGCGCTTTCCTCGCATCCGCTCATGGGAAATCAGGTCCGGGAAGCGCAGCGCAAGAGCATCGAGACCTTCAATCGCGCGGCGATCAATCGGTCGCTCGACGACATCGGCGCCAAACTACCTCCCGGCGTGGATGCCGGGCATGACGCCATTGAAGCAGCGCGAAAGTCCTTCAGTGATGCGTATGACATGGTCATCCCCAGGATGCGTGGTGCGCTGGACCGCGACTTCATGAACGACCTGAACGCGATCGGCCTGAAAGCGCAGTCGATGAACCTGCCGCAGGGGCTTCGCGATGAACTGATGCACATCATCAAGAGCGAGATTTTGGAACCCTTCAGGGCCGGGGCGGGCCGGATCACGGGGACAGACACGCAGAAGATCGGCACCATGCTGGACGATTTGGTTCGGACGAAGGGCCGCGACAAAAGCCCGTACGAGCGCGATCTGGCGAAATTGCTGCGGGAGGCCGATACCGCCCTCGACAAGATGATGGCGCGCAACAATCCACTGCTACAGGCGGCCAAGGATCGGATCGACGCCGGCTATGCCAAGTTCAAGATCGTCCAGGACGCGGCCTCGGGTGCGGGCGGCCGGGCGGATGGTGTGTTCTCGCCGAACCGGTTGAGCATGGCCGTACGGCGACGCGACACCAGCAAGGACAAGCGGGCCTTTTCCGAGGGGGCGGCGTTGCTCCAAGACCTGTCCGGTGCCGCGAGCCAGGTGCTGCCCCAGGTGGTCAGGGACAGCGGCACAGCGGAGCGCACCGCGTTTCTCGGCCTGATGGGTCTGGGTGGCGGTGGTCTGGCGTGGCTCAATCCAGCGGCGCTTGGGGCCGCGGCTGTCGCTGCCGCACCCTACACCGCTGCTGGATCCAAGGGATTGAACTGGGCGCTCAACAAGCTATCGGCCAATCCCATGCCGCGCACGCAAAACGCGCTGGCCAACGTAGCGCGCGGCGGCGCGCAGGCCCTCGCGCCAGTAGCAGGCGCGGCACTGGCGCCAACTCTGCCCCAGCAGCCGGGCATGCAGTGAGCCCAACCACCAACCGAACCGTTCTGCGGCACTCATCGCCGGCGGTCGCGCCGCGCGCCGCGCGCGCCAAGTCGCCCAAATGCCGATCGCCACGCTTTGCAGCAGGATCTTAGGGAGGTTATCCAGGGACATGACAACACCAACGGGTTACGTTTTCGAGGTTTCAGAGCCAGACCAAGGAACGCAGCGAATAGGGATTCGCAATCTGGCAACAGGCAATGTTGCTGGTGAGGTGGCTTTCAAAGGGCCGTTGCCGGACGCCGATTATGTTCAGACGGCCATCATCGCTCTCCTCGATGATTTTGAGCGAAGGAATTTCCCCGGCAAGCTGACCACGCAAGAAACTGGGATCAGGGATGGTCGGATGGCGTTCATTGCTGGTGTCACGCTCGGCAATATCGAGGTAGCGATAAAGAAGGCTACGCCCGACATGGAAAAACTGATGAAGGCGACCAGGGGATCAGACCTGGGGCCAACAACATGAGCCGGATCATCATCGAGGCGGTTCCAGCGGACAAGATGCGCCTGGACGCTTATAAATTCCCTGAGTGCGGCGATTGGTATTTTGACCCGTCAAACGGCGATCTGCATATCAAGGTTGTCGGCGCCGACGTCATGGATCAGGACGAGGTGTTCCTCGTCGCATTTCACGAGTTGGCGGAGGCGAAACTCTGCTTGAAGGCCGGAATAACGCAGGGGGCCGTGGATACGTTCGACGCGGCCTTCACCGGCGACGGAGAGCCCGGTGACTCCCCTTCAGCCCCATACCAACGACAGCACCGTGGGGCAATGTTGCTCGAACATATGTTCGCTATCCTGCTTGGGCGCTTCGATTACGGGGAAGTCCGGTGAGTGAGAATTATTGGGAAGGTATCCAGTCATGATGTGGTCTCGGCCAAATGCGGCCTGTCCGGATCATGGAAACAAGCGATCTACTGACGGAGAATTCTTCAGCCACATCCACGGCAGAACTACCGGATGCGCGGATGATGCAGACATCCTCCCACGCGAGACGTCTGCCGCCCCAGGCGCGACCTTTGGTAACCTTGTCTTCGATGTTGTCTTTGGTGGTGCCAAGAAACAGATGGTCGGGTCTGACGCATGGCGGATTGTCGCAGGTGTGCAAGACGTTCAGTCCTGGGGGAATATCCCCGTAAGACAAAATCCAGGCGACCCGGTGTGCTCGACTGGTTTTTCCGAGATAGTGGAATTGTCCGTACCCGGTGTCTTTTCTGTCGGATGTCCAAAGCCAACAGTCATCAGATACTTCGACCTTGCTCCAGAACCTCTGGATCAACGGCACTCGATGCGTCACAATTTTAGCAGCCATCGCTCCGCTCCAACGGATAGGTGGTCAGGGACGCGGTCAGGTCGGGCAACGGCCTGCCGCGTTCTGCTTTTATATCACTCCCCCGGAAGGAATGAAGGCCAGATGTCATGCGCTGTCTGATTATTGACTCGGATCGATGCGGGCTCGACCTGGCTATGCGTGCGGGTCTGGCCGGGCATGACGTGAAGTTGTTCCGGTATCAATCAAAACCGACGAAATATGCGACGGGATTTTCCCCATTGTTTGTCGTCGTTGACGATTGGCGTCAACACATGAACTGGGCCAAGGATGGGCTCATCGTCCTGACTGCGAACAATCGATATCTCACGGAACTGGATCGGTTTCGGGATTTTGGTTTCGAACAGTCGATCTTCGCGCCGACACCAGCTTCGGCGAAACTGGAGATCGAACGGTCGGCTGGCATGGAATTGATGGAATCCATCGACGCTAACCTTCCGCCTTATCAGGTGTTCAACAGTCTCGATGAAGTCGAGGCGTTTGCTCTGAAGACCGATCGTGCATGGGTATTCAAACCGTGCGGATCGGAAGAAGACAAGTCGGCAACATTCATGAGCAAAGATGCGGCGGACCTCGTCGGGTGGATCCGCCGGAAGAAAAAGGCCGGGGTGAAATTCAAGGGCAAACTGATGCTCCAAGAAAAGGTCGATCGGGTGGCCGAACTTGGGATCAGTGGATGGATGGGGAGCGAGGGCTTCTTGCCTGAAAAATTCCAACTCTGTTGGGAACATAAACCGATGTGTTCCGGCGATATCGGCCCCGCCACTGGCGAGATGGGCACGATTACGGCTTACACCGACAGTGACAAACTGGCTGATGACTTTCTCTTGCCGTTGGAGACAGCTCTCCGCGCCCTTGGTCACCGAGGGGATACCGCATTGAATTTCATCATCGATACCAAGGGAAAGGCTTGGTTTTTGGAATTTACCATGAGGCTTGGTTATCCGTGCTTCTGGCTTCAGACTGCCTCCCATCGAGGCGACCCGCTCAACTGGATGAAGGGCGCGCTCACGGGCAAAGACAGCCTCAAAGTCAGTTATGATCCAGCCGCGGTGGTCGTAATGGCGCGGCCAGATTTTCCTTATGACGAAAGACCACCTGCGCTCTCCGAAGGTATTCCAATTCGCGGAGCCGAGAAGGTACTCCCCGACTTGCATCTGGTCGAGGCTATGAAGGGAATCGGTCCCATCATGGACGGCGGAAAAGTCGTCGATGGCCCAGTTTATCAAACCGCGGGCACATACGTTGCCTGCGCCACCGCGCTTGGGAAGACCGTTACAAAGGCCCGGGAAAGGGTCTATGAGGTAGTCGACCAAGTCAGTTGGCCCGATCGAATTTACCGCGACGACATTGGCGAAAAGGTCATTGAGACGCTGCCGGACCTTCACCGCTTCGGGTATGCCCTCGACGTCAAAGCCTAACCTTGCTGATTTCGTAGGCTGCGTGGCATAGTCGCGCTGCGAACCGGGGCGCGGATACCCGGGACATCTCACTTTTGCATGAGAAGTCCCGATGACCAGTCTGCTTGGCGCTCATGGTAGCTACTACGGCGCGGTCCAACTGACCGAGGATACCCCGGCCAACGGCCCCGGAACCGCCATCCAAATCGTCGCGTCGGTCGCCGGCACCGTCACATTGGTTCTGATGGACGGCAGTTCGATTGTGGTCTCGGTCCCGGCCGGAACGTCGATCTGGCCTTATCAGGTGACTAAGGCGACCAAGGGTGGAGCGACGATCACCAGCTATTACAACCTGGTCGGCACGGGAACCGCCTGATGTCCGGTTCGATGTATCTGTCACCGGCGCCGGTGCAGCAGTTTTGGGATGACGACGCGAACTTTCTCGTCGGCGGCCTACTGTTCACCTATGAGGCATCGACCACCACGAAGCAAAACGCCTTCACTGATTCCACCGGCGATACCGCTCTCCCGAATCCAATCGTCCTGAACGCTCGCGGCGAAGTCGCGCCATCGGCCACGGGAACGTCATGTGGTTTGTGGCTGGATCCGACCCTCGAATACAAGTTCGTCCTCGCGCCGGCTGACGACACCGACCCTCCCACCAATCCGATATGGACGGTCGACAACATTCTATCGCCTCAGGCCGCGATCCTGGCATCCTTGGACCAATACAAGGCCACGCTCGGGGGTGTCCAAATCGGATCGATCCTGCCCTATGGCGGGACCACGGCTCCATCGGGATGGCTGCTTTGTTATGGTCAGGCCGTAAGCAGAACCACGTACGCGACCCTGTTCGCCACGATCGGCACGGCATTTGGTGCCGGCGACACGACCACGACGTTCAATCTGCCGGATCTGCGCGGACGTGTTCCGCTCGGCAAGGACAACATGGGCGGATCGGCCGCGAACCGGGTGACGAATGCGGTCTCCGGTGTGACCGCGACCACGCTTGGTGCCGTTGGTGGTGATCAGCACGCCCAGGCCGACACTATAACGGCGTCCAGTACTGCGGTGACGACGCTGACGGATCCTGGGCATCCACATGCCTTTTCCTTGCAGAACAATGGCGGCGGCCCGGCTGACGGACAGGCCACGAGCATCTCAGGGGGTGACATCGCCGACGGCACTACGAGGAACGCCTACACCAATATTGCGGCATCTACCTCGGTCACGACCACGGCGACCTCGGCTCTGACAGGCACGTCGCAGAATATCCCACCGGTCCAGGTGACCAACTGGATCATATTCACGGCTGTCGCGTCGTGACGATCAACCCGAGTTCGACCCAGCCACCGCTGTTCGGCCAGGATGGACTGGTCGCGCTCGGTGTGACGCAGCAGACCGGGACTCCGCTCGTCCCGGTGGGTAACATCTTCCGTCTGGTCGTGCCGGGTGGAGCCGCGACGCTCCCCGGCCCGGATCAGAATTCCATCACCGTCTACAACGAGGATTCGGCCAACGATCTGACCGTCTACCCGTTGTATGGCGATCGCATCGGCACGCTGGCGCTCAATGAAGGTGTGTTGGTTCCACACGGCGGAAGCCTGACCTTCACCAGTTTTGATACGCCATTGAAATACCCGCCGCGCAAATGGGTGATCAGTAATCAAGGCGCGAAAGGCGACGTCGGTCCGATTGGTCCATCCGGCGGCGTCGAACTGGTAGCTACTTCCGGAGCGGGTATTTCGGGTGGCCCGATCACCGACAAGGGCACGCTAACAGTCCAGTGGAACGGCGGCGCGGTTTCAACCTTTGGGGCCGGTCTTTCACTGTCGTTGGGCACTCTTAGCCCTCAATGGCAGGCTGGATCGGCAACCAAGATCGGGGCTGGCCTAACGCTTCTGGCCGGAACGCTGGCCACTGTGACGTCAAATCTCGCGGCGAGCAGCCTGTTCGGGAATGCCGGTACGGTAGTCGGGCCCGGTGGGGCAATTGCCGTGGGAGCAGGTCTGAGCCTGTCTCCTGCTGGCACATTGAGTTCGCTCGGTGGTGGTGACGTCTTCTTGTCTGGCGGCCCGACCGTCGGACAGGCCGCGGAATGGGTCAATGCTGATTCCATCAAAGGCGTCGATGTCACCGGGACCGGCAACTACCTGAAGGCGAGTTCGATCGCGAGCCTCGTCACGGGCCCATCTTCGGCGGTAGATGGCCATGTAGCGCTATTTGATGGCACGACAGGGAAGCTGATCAAGGACGGTGGGACGCTGACGGGCGGCTCGGTCACGAAGGTCTCCGTCGTCTCAGCCAATGGCTTCGCGGGCAGCGTGGCGACGGATACGACGACGCCCGCGATCACGCTGACGACCACCGTCACGGGCATACTGTCAGGCGATGGAACAGCGATCAGCGCGGCGAGTACGACGGGTACCGGTGCGGTCGTGCTGGCTTCAGCCATTGCGGGCCTGGGAACGGGCACGGTCACCAATCTCGCGACTGGAGCGCTGCTCACGGGTGGTCCGGTAACGACCACTGGAACGATCTCCGTTGCCGCTATCGCCGCGTCAAGCATCATCGCCAACGCGACGACCGCGAGCGCTGTGCCTACCGCGATCCCGATTGGGTCTGGGTTAGCGTTTTCAGGTGGCAGTCTGGTCGCGACGGGAAGCGGCGGCACGGTAACGAAGGTCAGCACGGCCAACGGTGTCACTGGCGGCGACATCACGACAACTGGCACGGTGTCGCTGTCCACACGCACCGCATCAACGCTGATGGGGAACCCGGGAACAGCCGCGGCAGTGCCTTCTGATATCGCCATTGGCGCTAATCTCACCCTCTCGACGGCTGGGACTCTGTCGGCCAGCGCTCCGGGGACGGGGTCCGTTACAAGTATTACGGTCTCTAGTCCAAGCAGCACGCTTTCGCTGGGCGGCACCAATCCGATCACCACGACAGGGACGATTACTGTCGATCTGAACACCGGACATGCCAATTCGTGGACCGCGACGCAAACCTTCAATGGTACGGCGACGGTTTCTGGTCTGCCCAATCCGTCCGGCAACACAGACGCGGCCAATAAAGCTTATGTTGATAGCGTCGCCGCCGCGCTCAATCCGGCCGTGGCAGTTCAGGCAGCGACCACGTCCGCGGGAGATACCAGCGGGTTCACATACAACAACGGCGCTTCCGGCATAGGTGCGTTTTTCACCGGATCGGTGAATACCGCCGTGACGATCGACGGCTATACCTTCACTGCCGTTGGGCAACGGCTGCTGGTTAAGAATGACACTCAGAGTCCGTCAGGTGCATTCAACGGTGTCTACTACGTCACCCAAATTCAGACCGGGATTCTCCCACCAATCTTCACTCGCGCGCTGGATTACGACCAGCCATCGGATATCAATAATACGGGAGCGATCCCCGTCGTTAATGGCACGGCTAATGGCAGCACGACATGGGTGATCACGTCTCAGGTTACGACGGTAGGAACGGACCCCCTAACCTACACTCAGTTTTCGCTCAATCCCTCCACGGTCGTTGTTGGTCCGGCCAGTGCAACTGACGGACATCTCGCGGTATTCGATGGAACCACGGGGAAACTTATCAAGGATGGCGGTGCGGTGCCCGCCGGGTCCGTCACTTCCGTTGTTGCCGGGAGCGGTCTCGCCGGGGGAACAATCACCAATTCAGGAACGATCTCGCTTGCTACGCAAGCGGCGACGACATTGCTTGGGAATGCGTCTACTGCGACGGCGGTACCAACAGCGATTGCCATCGGGTCTAATTTAACCCTCTCCACAGCGGGCACATTGTCAGCATCTGCCGGAACTGGCGGCGTCATCGCCAGTGGTTCGATCATCGCTGCCGGGACAACGGCTGTGTCGGTCCCCGGCACCGCGACGTGGTTCCATTTCACTGCTTATGGAGGAGGTGGAGGCGGTGGTGGTGGGGCCGGAACAGCAGCGGGCACCCTGCGGCAGGGCGGCACTGGTGGTGGCGGCGGCGCACGCAAAGAGGATACATGGCTCGTCGCCAATCTGGGAACGGTCGTAACGATTATCGCCGGAACCGGAGGTGGCAAGGGCACCGGAGGCAGCAGCGCGGTCGGCAATTCTGGAACCAGCGGCACTGCTTCCATAATCAATAACATCACGGTCGCTGGCGGCGGCGGCTTTGGCCATGGCGGCGGTACGACGGCCGTCACATGGGCTGGCGGTGGGGGTGGTGGCGCGGGCGGCGTAGGAGCGAACGGTTCGGGTGCGAGTAGCAGCGGCACGTCGGCGGCCGGCGGCGGCCCTGTCACCGCTGCATTCGCGAATAATGCGGTCGTGGGGGGCGCGGGCGGTAACGGCATTCAAGGCGCCGCCGGGCAGATCGCGGAATACGGCGGTGGCGGCGGTGGCGGCGAGGGCACGACGGGTGCCGCGGCGGTAGGCGGCGGCAGCATGTGGGGTGCTGGTGGTGGCGGTGCTGGCGGCGGAGTCACGGCGGCGTCTCCTGGCACATCGGCGGCGGGCAGTAAGGGTTCAACCGTCAATGCCGCAACGTCGGGCGGCGGGGCAACAGGCGGCGGCGCGGACGGTAACGCGGGCATCGGCACGGCCACGGCTGGCGATACTCGCTACGGCGGTGCGGGTGGCCCTGGCGGCGGTGGCAATAATGCCGCGACAGGAGGGAATGCGAACGCCGGAGCGACACCAGGAGGCGGCGGCGGGGGTGGTGGAGGAGGCACGTCAGTGGGCGGCGACGGTGCCGCGGGTGCCGACGGTGGCGTGTGGTGGTTTTTTATCTGATGGCCTTCAGCCAATGCAATCCAACATACAGGCCGCTCGCGAGCCCAACAGCCACGTTCAGCGCGGCGAGTGCGTATTGCGTGAGGGTTTCCATGGACGGACTCTGGAAAGGTCGTCTGGAAAAATCAACACTAAAGAATAGGAAAGGGCACCATTCATGACGACCGTCCCGATCAAAACGCCGAGGTCACAATGGTCCGGTCAGATTTGCGACGCACTCTTGTTGACCGAAAATACGGAGACGCAGAGCCTATTGATCCGGCAGTGGCGACGGCGGCGTTGGGAACGCCGTGTGTGCTGATGTCTGGCGACGCCACAGGGTTTCCAATCAATCAAGGAACCGGTGGCGCGTTCACGCCGACGGGGACTTTAACCAACGCCTCAACCAGCCCATCCGACTGACGAGGAACACCGATGACGCCTGAAGTCGCTTATATCCTCGACCACGTCTGGGGCATCGCTGGGACCCTTTTGGGAGCCCTAATCATCAATCGGCAAAACAGAAACAAAAAGACGATCGTCATCGAGATCACGAACGCTCTCCATAATGGCGCGGGAGAAGTCATTGCCAGGAAGACCGTGGAACAGATAAAGCCCGTCTTAATTGAGGCGGCGGCGGGCGTCGTGGAGCAGGTCGGGCAGCAACAAGAAATTGTTGCACGAGCGCTGGCGGAAAAGGGAAGCGAAGGGTGGGACGGCACGGATCGCAGGACCGGCGTCGCGGATCGGAGGACGGGGCCAGCGGACAGACGCGGGACGGAGTGAGTGGACCAGATCGCCGCCCTTCGCGTCGAAAACGAAACGCTGCGGGAGGAGAACCGCCAGCTAAAGGCGGCGCGGAACATTCAGTTGTCAGCGGTCGATGGCGTCTATCTCACGCTTCAGTTGCTCGTGATGTTAACCGCTATCATAAGATCGACGCGACCTTGTTCGCATGATTATCTTCGGTGCTGCATTGGACAGTTCTGTCCCGATTCGGACCCGTCGGACAAAGCGCTAATGGTAAGCATGTGGAGACTTCGACGAGCGTTGGAGCGTGCGGACCCACCGTTTGACGGGCCGACCGAGATCATGCACGAGGCGCTTGGTTACTACATGCGGCCTGAAGACAGGCGGCGAATCATCCGGAGGTTGATCACATGAAAATGCACACCGTCGTTCACTATGTCGCCGATATCCCCGGCGCGACACCAGAGGAAATGAAGATGGCCGAGGCGCTGATGCGCGATCCCGACTACGTCGAGGCGATCCGGGTGATGACCAATGGCATCGCCACGCTCATGGCGCGGAAGGCGGGATTCGCGCATCCGTTCGAGATTACGGGGACGATCCATTCGGTGGACCACAAGTGAGCTTTACCTACGTCCAACGGACCGGTTCTCTCTACGGCCCTGACGGCGCTCTGCTGGCGCGGGGATACTCGGGGCATGGCCCAGGCCTCAACGCCCCGGGGATGCAGAACGTCCATGCCACGGGGCCGATTCCCGTTGGGCGTTACCTGATCCGTGATCCGCAAGACCCGGTTGGGCACCTCGGGCCGATCGCGATGCCGTTAGAACCCGAACTGGCGAATGAGATGCACGGGCGCAGCGGGTTCTACATCCATGGTGACAATGCGGCGGCGAACCATACAGCGTCGGATGGGTGTCTGATTTTCCCGAGGGTGATCCGCCAGGACATCAGAGACAGCCCGGAGGATCAGTTGGTGGTCGTGGCAGAGGAAAAGGATGTGAAGGGATGAGTGCCGGCGATCTGCCTCCTTGGATGCCAGGACAGTATCCGGCATTTCCAATGGCGCTCCCGGTACTACCCGTTGGCTGTATCTGCCCATCTGGCGCGAACAAA